TCAGGCCGCGTGCTCGTCGGGGCTCTGGGGAGAATCTGGGGAGAGCGGCACAGGATCGGTGGCGGACTCGCCACGAGCCGCGGTCACAGGTACCTCGCCCTCCATCGCAGTATGCAGGAGGCGCCCCAGAGTCGCCACAGCCCGCTTCCCTGACCGCGGCATGAAGTGCACGTAGGTCCGCAACGTGAACGCCGGGTCGGCATGCCCAAGCCACTCCGCAAGGCGGCCTACCGTCTCCCCCTCGTGGAGCACCACACTCGCGAATGTATGGCGCAGCACATGGAAGCCGTCCTCCCGCCGCATCACCCAGACCTTCCGGCGCCACGGGCGCTTCCCCTTGCCTGTGACGCGCTCCACCACCGGCTGCGGGATGAGACCGGCATCGGCCAGGGCCGGCTTCCAGAAGAACTCATTGAAGGCGTCGCGGTACAGGGCACTCTTCGAGGCTGGCGATACCACGTACAGCCGGACCGTCTTCAGAGGCCGATCCTCCCAGGCGAGGCCGGGCCTGTCCGGGTCGATCCAGGGCAGCGTGACCGCCACGGCAGGGAAGCGCTTCTCGTGCCTCAGCAGGGCACGCCCCAACTCCGGCGGGCAGGGGGCTTCACGGGTCTTGTTTCCCTTGGGAGGCGAAAATGCGAGCTTGCCGCTGACGCGCACAATCTGCCGCTGCACCTGAATAACGTCGTCCTCGCCCCCGGTGATCTCTGCGTCGTCGGGAGACAGCGCGAACGCCTCACCCTGGCGCAGGCCGGCGCAGAACCCCACGTCCAGCAGGATCTGGTATCGGACATCAAGGTGACGGCGAACGGCTGCGACAGTTTCGATGGGCCATGCCTTGGCTCGCGACTTCGGCTGGGTGGGCGCCTTCAAGTCCGGGTCCCTGAAGGGGTTCTCGGGGATCCGCTTGGCTTTGTGGGCGGCCTGGAGGATCGATGAGAAGTGGGACCACGTCGCCCGGATCGTGGTGGGGTCGAGCTTCTTCAGTTCAAGCAGTGTGACCCACTGCTTGATCTCGTCGTGGCCGATCCTGTTCAGGGGCATGGCGCCCATGTGCGGCAGAACGTGGTTGAAGATCCTGGACCGCATGGACTGCTTGGTCGTAGGAGACCGGCGCAGGGTGGGCCACCAGTGCTCACGCACGTACTCGTCCAGGGGCATCGCCCCGTCGCGCGGGTCGTAGAAGGCACCGCGGGTGGTGTCGGTGGCGGCTTCCTTCAGCCAGGCTTTGGCCCCGCCGGGCCCTTCCAGGTTCTTGAACGACCTGTCGCGGACGCCGGGTACCCCTGCGACACGCCAGCGCTTGCCCTGCCCGTGCCGGGCCGTCTCGCGCCGTTTGCCGGTCGCAGGGTCGGGCCGCTTCGTGTACCAGCGGTCCTCGATGTATCCCGGCATCCTGTGCCTTCCTGGGCCGTCTAGGCGAACGCGACTTCGCCGGTGGTCGCGGTGATGATCTCCCCCTGCCAGAGCTGGAACCACTGCCCGCCGGCGAGGAGCTCCTCCAGTGCGGGGTTGAGGGCTTGGGCGAACTCGTCGGCGGTGGCCGTGGGGGATACGTGAACGGTGACGAGGCCCTTGCGCTCGCGTATCTCCACCAGGGGGGCGGGGTTGAAGTCGGAGATCTGGAACTGTACGCGCAGCGGGTTGGCGGGGGACGCGACGGAAATGACTTCGCCTCTCCAGACCTGGTACCAGTGCGCCTGGTCCAGGACGTCCACGAGGGTGCGGTTGAGTGATCGTGTGTACTGCTGGGGTGTGGCGTTGCGTGCGACGTCGATCTGTAGGAGACCGCGGTCTTCGCGCCAGTTGGAGATGACCCCTGGTTCGAGGTCGGCAGCTTGATATACAGCGCGCAGCATGGGCTCTCCCGTTGGCCGGTGCGCATGTGGCGGGTTAGCCGAATGCGCACGTTGTGGAAGGGTACGACTAGTTACGGGTGGTCGACAATAAGTTCAGAAACTGTCTGCTTGCCGCGTCTTTCTGACCGCCAGACGGGCAGGCGGTGAGGCCGTCAGGGGCCCTCGCGCTTGGCTCGCTCGTCTGCCTCGATCATGGCGCGCCAGCGGCGTTGTTCCTGTGGGGACATGCCGCCCAGGTGGCTCAGGATGATGCGCACTTCGTCGCCGTAGCCGGCCAGTTCGGTGGCTTGGTATCCGAGCCACTGCTCGGCCGCGGCCTCGGCGATGCGGCGCAGGGGTAGGCCTGTGCCGTTGGCGAGGGCCCGCAGTGCGGGAGGGAGCGGCGGGTTGACGGGCGGGGTCTTGACGAGCTTCTGGATCGCTTGCTTGGCCAGGCTGGTGCCGGTCTCCGGGTCGATGGCTTTGGTGGCCATTTCTCCGTAGGAGATGCCTCCTTCCTGGACTTCCTGGATGAGCCGCGACAGTGCGCCTGCGGGTGGGGCCTCGGTGGGGCGGGGCTCCTCGGCGGTTGCTGCGGCCGTCATGTCGTCTTCCTTTCGTGTCACGTCAGGCACCGACTGTCTCTCTAGGTGGCGTGGGGCTCTGAGAAAAATGCAGGTCAGTCAGCACAACCATCCTGGATCTGGGACGGATCGTCCATAGATCAATGTTATCCAGCCACGCGTCCGGCCGATAGTCGGGGCCCAATCGTCCCCAGTCTGTTGACGAATCGTCCCTGATGCACTTAACTCAAGGGCAGTGAAGGGCACCGCCGCAACACTGGAGATCCATTGAGCGTGCGCTATGAACTCAGAGACCTCGCAATCCTCAAATGGGTCATGGAACACCCAGGTCGCGGGGCTCCGTACTCCGTGCGAACCCTCGCCGAAGCTAGTGGCGTATCCCGGTCCCAAATTGGTCGCCTCGTGAGCGGCGACCTGCCTGACCTGCCCGTCCATGAAGCGCACCGCATATCGGAGGCCCTCGGGGTCGCCGTCCTGGTTCTCTTCATGCCCCCGTCGTCCCCGATCTAGGGACGAATCGTCAATAAGGCAAGCCTAACTGGAAGGAGTCATCGAATGCCGAGGTCCAGCCACAAGCCACAGGACGCGCCGCCCGGATGCGTCTGGATCGCGGAAGCGTCCCGGCTTACCGGGCTGAGCGTGAAGACGCTCTACAACTACCGGCACCAGGACAAGGGTCCGAAGTCGTTCCCGATCGGCCGGAAGATCGCCTACGACATCGACGACGTCAATGCCTGGGTCGCCGCGCAGCGCAACCCCGCCCCCGACGCGACCGCCGAGCGTGACAGCCGGCCGCCGGAGCCCCGCAAGCTGCCCCGCCGGCCCCGACTGCATTCCGAGAGCGCGCTCGCTCCTACGGGCTGAGCAGCTGTGAGGCCGCCCCCGTAACGACCAAGCCCGGGGACGACCTCTGAGACCCACCCTCACCGTTCATGACGAAAGGCGGGCCCTGTGCCCCAGAATCCCACACCTGCTGCTGCGGGTGACACGAAGGCTTCCGATCACTTCAAGAGCGACTTCGCCGAGGCGACGTTGAAGACGTTGCGCGAGGACGGGCTGTACCGGCACGTCGAGTTCGCGGCCCCGAAGTCGATGAGTCACCTGATCCTGGTGACGTGGCCGTACAACCTGCTGGTTGCAGGGTCGCACGGGTCGTTCCACTTCGAGCGGTTCGGCCCGGACACCGAGGACATGTTCGCTTGGCTGCGCGGTATCCGGGTCGAGCCGGACCGTTGGGCGTCGAAGCTGGTCAACGGCCGGTCCTCGGTCGAGGAGTACGACCGGGACCGCATGGTCGCCCAGATCAACGAGCGGGTCGCCGAGGCGATCGAGGACGACTGGGCCCCGGAGGGCTTGAAGGACGCGGTCCGTAAGGGGGTCCTCGAAAGCTCCTTGCTGGAGTTCAAGGACACCGCGTTCCAGCTTCTCAGCGGGTTCGAGCACGGCGTGCGGTACGAGGCCAGGTGCGCGTGCGGCAAGTCGGTGGAGCGTGACTCCTACGGGGCGGCCCTGACGTGGCGGTCCCTTGACCACAACCTGAACGTCCTGGGTGACGAGCACGTGGTGGAGATCCTGCAGACGGCCGGGTTCGACTTCGATGACCTGGCCGAGTGGGACGTCGACAAGGTCTCGTACCACTTCGTCTACCAGTGCCACGCGGCGTCGTGGGCGATCGACCAGTACGACGCGGCCGGTAAGGCGGTGGCGGCATGAGCACCCCGATGACGCGAGAGCAGCGCACGCAGCGTCTCGCGGACCTCCGTGCCCGCATGGCTGCCCGCAACGTGACCCTCTCCGGCGGTCCGCTGATGAGCCTGCCGTTGAACCGCCGGGTCGGGTTCGCGATCTCGGATCCGGGTGCGATCACCCCGCGCGGCGATGACTACCGGGAGCCGCTCCACGCCTGGCAGGCCCGGGCTGTTGCGTCCGTGCTGCCCGAGGCAACCGAGGCGGACCGGCTGCCGGCCGAGAGCGACCGCCTGTCCGGCGACCTGACTGGGGCAAACCTCGCGCTGTCGAAGGGGTCGGCCCCGGTCATCGAGCTCAGCAAGGCCGAGCAGCAGTTCCTCGCCTTTGCTTTGGAGCTGGCCGCCGACCAGATGGCTTCGCGGGGCGACGAGTTCGACGACGCCGACGAGGCCGCGCTGGAGAGGCTGCGCACGCTCACCGGCGAGGTGGCGTCGTGACTCGCTATCAGGCCCGCCTCGAAGCGGCGAAGCGTAAGGGCCAGAAGCAGGCCGACGAGTTCAACGCCCGCTACCCGATCTCCACGCCGGTCATGGCGTACCCGCTGACGCGGCCGGGCGTGAACGAGCACTTCTTCAAGGAACTCGACACGGTCACCCGTACCCCGGCTTGGATCCTCGGCGATGGCTCGCCTGTGGTGTCGGTCGAGGGCTACGCGGGCGGCATCCACCTTTCCCACGTCGACGTGAAGCAGGTGGCGTCGTGACTGCCGCCGACCTGTCCCGCGTGGACGTGCCGCTCGCCGACGTGGAGCTCCAGACCGCGTGCGAGACGACGCGTAGGGCCCTGGCGAGGACGAACTCCCCGTCGGACCGGATCGCCTACGCGAACGACCTGTTCCTCCTGACCCACCCCGAGGCGTGCGCCACGGACGACGACTACCCCGAGTGGCCTGCGCAGGTCGCAGTGCTCATCGCCCGCAGTGAGAACACCCGGAGGACCCGATGACCACCATCACGCTGTCGTGGGGCGACCGCCCGATCGACCTGGAGACCGCGGACGGCCGGACGTTCCTCCGGCTCGGCCAGAACCTGCGGGTCGACGTCACCGACGCGTCCCTCGACCAGCTCGACCGGCTCGCCGACGTGGCCACCGATCTGGCGGACCAGCAGCGGGACCGCTACCGGGCGGCCGAGGTGGCCGACGAGGTTGCCGCGGAGGACGGTCACCGGTTCGTCGGCGTCCCGTTCCAGCGGACTGCGGCATGACTCCCCGCACGGAGACGGTGGCCGTCTCCCACCTCCTGTGCAACGACGCCCCGCCCGTCATCACTGGTGCCGTCGCCGACACCCTCGTCCGGTCGTTGCACCTCAACCGGCCGCGGGACTTGAAGGCGGAGCGGGACTACGCGGACAGCGTCAGCTCCGGGTACGTCACCCTCCCCGCCGGGTGCTCCATCCCCGGGCCGGAGCCGACCGCCCACGAGCTGAACAGCATCTGGGCCGCACTCGCACCCAGCCCGCTCGACGGGTTCAGCCGGCTCCTCCGCGACACCGCCTCGTGAACGTCACCGCCACCGCCATCGGCGTCATCTTCGGCCTGATGGCGGTGGCCCCCAACCTCACCTGGAAGGGCAAGTCATGAGCCTCATCCCCGGTATATCCCGCAGCAAGCCGAAGCACCGGGCCTTTGGCCGCAAGAAGGTCCACGGGCCGACCGAGAACCAGCTGCTCCTCCGCCAGGTAGCCGGTGCCATGGAGTACATCGCCCAGCTCGAACTGGTCAACGACTGCCTCGCGGACACGGCTCTGAAGGTGACGGAGCAGCGGAACGCGGCGCGATCCGAGCGAGACGGGGCGCAGCGTGAACTGACCACTGCGTGCTCTCTCCTCGCCCCGTACCTCGCTGCGGAGGCGAACGCGAACGCGATCACTGTCCCGCCGGCCGAGCGCGACACCACGGCGGTCGAGGACCAAGCGACCGCCCCGATCAAAGTCACCACCCTGCGGGAGGCCTTCGGTATCGGCCCCGTGGTCCACACCGAGGGCAGTACCGACCCGGCGCACCTGCCCGCCGCCTGAGACCCGCCGGGCCGGCGGATGCCACCGGCCCCCGGCCCGGCGCCCAACACCCAGAGAAGGACGCCATGGAATCCACCACCGCGCAGGAGGTCGTGACCCACGAGGTCATCGCCCGCCAGCACGCAACACCCGTCCTCGTCCAGGCCATCGAGCCCCAGCCCGGCCTGTTCGTCTACCGGCAGCCCGACGAGCTCCTCAAGAAGGGTGACCGGTACGTGTGGCGGCTCGGCCACCACTCCGGCTACCAGATCGCGAAGTTCGAGTACCTCGGCGACGCCGACGACGCCGCGTGGGCGATCCGCGACATCACCGACTGGACCCGCCCCGTCGACGACATCAGGGCCGACACCGATGGCGGGGTCGTCCGGGACGCCTTGGTCCAGTCGCCTGGGATCTTCCTCAACGCCCACCCCGACGTCACCTGACTCGCCTCATACGGACGCCCCCGCCGAGGCAAGCGGCGGGGGCACCCAACCCCATCATCCCAGGAGGACCCCATGGACAACACCTACGGCTACACGGACAACGACGGCGACGTTGCCGCCGCCCAGCCGATCCAGCGAGACGAACCCACGGTCTGGGTGCAGACGACCCCCGACGGCTGCTACATCCCCGTCGCCCGCCTGCACGAGTTCATCAACGACCTGCAGTCCGCCGCCATGGACGCGGCGCACGCCGCCAAGCAGGACTGCCACGTGAAGAACTGCGGTCCCTGCAGCTTCGACCGGGCCGCCGCCAGCACCACCTGACCCACCTTCCGGCAGGCGTCCGAGCCCGGCTCCGTCTGCCCGCTGCGGGCCGCCAACCCCACCGGCGGCCCGCAGCAACCCCGAACCGAACCGGAGAAGCACATGAGTACCCAGACCCCCGTCATCACCGACGACACCGCCCGCCACGTCCTGTGGCACTACAGCCGCGACGGAGGCATCCGGCCCGGCCGCGGCACACAGAGCCTCATGGAAGCCATCGACGCCGCCGACATGGCGAACGTTGAGAAGCTCCGCCTGGGCTTCCCCGAGCTCGTCGCCGCGATGCTCACCGCGAAGAACGACATCGGTGGCATCGCCAAGCTCCAGCAGATCGCGAGCGGCGCCTGATGTCCCCGATCGCCTGCGTCCGCTGCGACGACACCAACGGCCCCTTCAGCCGCGAACCCGAAGGCCCCGTCTGCGAAGACTGCCTCAAAGACCAGGACGGCGCCCGGTGACCGTCACCGTCGAGGAGGCCGAGGTCATCCCCGGGGTCTACAACATCCCCGCCGAGATGTACCACGGCGACCCGATCCCCGGCGGCAGCCTCTCGTCCACAGGCGCCCGCACGCTCGTGAAGGCGCCGGCGAAGTTCCGCTACAGCCTGGACCACCCGGAGCCGTACAAGCAGGCCTTCGACTTCGGTACCGCCGCCCACAAGCTGGTTCTCGGCGACGGCCCTGAACTGGTCCTCGTCGACGCGGCCCGGTGGGACACCAACGAGATCAAGGCCCGCATCGTCAAGATCCGCGAGGCCGGGAACATCCCGCTCAAGAAGCCCGATCTGCAACGCGTCCACGACATGGCCACCGAGCTCACCAACGACTCGCACGCCGCGGACCTGCTGCACCCCGACAGCGGGATCGCAGAGCAGTCCATGTTCTGGCAGGCCGGCAACGTGTGGTGCCGCAGCCGCATCGACTGGCTCCGCGAGGACGGAATCGTCGACTACAAGACGGCCCGCTCCGCCCACCCCGACGCCATCGAGAAGGCGGTCGCGGAGCACGGCTATCACGTCCAGGACGACTGGTACCGGCGTGGTGCCGCTGCCCTTGGGGTCCTCCCGCGGGATACCCCGTTCCACTTCATCTTCCAGGAGAAGGAACCGCCGTACCTCGTCACGGTGGCCCGCCTCGACCTGTGGCGGCACATCGGCCACCAGGTCAGCGAGCAGGCCCTTTTCCTCTACGACCACTGCCGCACGACCGGCCAATGGCCCGGCTACACCACCGACGTCGCGTACATCTCGCCGCCCGCCTGGCTCGACCGCCAGTACGCCTAGGAGCACACCATGACCCTTCCCGCACCCACCCGCATCGGCCGCCAGCAGGCCACCTCCGACGAATACGACGACGGCCCGTTCACCTTCCGGCCCGCCACGAAGGACGGCTTCAACGCCACCGTCGCCATCCAGGGCCCGTCTGGCTCCGGGAAGACGTGGACCGGGTTGTCCATCGCCAGCGGCCTCGCCGAAGGGGAGCGCTTCGCGGTCATCGACACCGAGCGCGGGGCCGCAGCCCTCTACGTCAACGACCTGGGTGTCGCCTTCGACACCCTGCCCATGCACCGGTACGACCCGCGGGACCTCCAGAAGGCCCTCGCCGCAGCAGCCCAAGCCGGCTACCGAGTCGTGATGGTCGACTCCCTGTCCCACTTCTGGAAGGGCACCGACGGAACCCTCGACCAGGTCGAGAAGGCCAAGTCGAAGTACGGCGGCAACAAGTTCGCCGGCTGGAAGGACGGCACCCCGCTCCAGAACGAAATGATCGAAGCGCTCATGTCGTACCCGGGGCACGTCGTCGTCACCATGCGGTCCTACGTGCACTGGGTCCTGGAGAACGGGTCGCCCGTCAACAAGGGCATGCGCGCCGAGCAGCGCAAGGGCATCGAGTTCGAGTTCGGCGTCGCCGCCGAGATGGACGAGAACAACCGGCTGCGGTTCATCAAGTCCCGCTGCCCCTCCTTCCGCGGCCTCGTCCTCAACCAGCCGCACGGTGCGAAGGACATCGCCAAGCCGTATCTCGACTGGCTGCGCGACGGCGGCAAGGAGACCGACCCGAGCGCCTGGATCGACGCCGCGAACGCACCTGACGCCACACCGGACGGGCTGCTCGCCCTGTACCGGGAGGTCGAAGCGGCCAGGGCCCTCGCCACCCCGCTGCTGCACCCGGACACGGGGGCGCCGATCAGCCTCGGCGAACTCATCAAGGAACGCGGCACCGCCCTCAAGGCGGCATCCGCCGCCTAACTCACAACCTCGGGGCCGTCCCGCCCGCCGCAAACAGGCGGGACGGCCCCACCTTCCAGCACACCACACGCCAGGAGGAACCCGTGAAGACTCTCATCGACGCCCCCGACCCCGAGCCGACCGGATCACCCTTCGACTCCATACGGCGCCTCCGGGAGGACGGCGTGGAGTACTGGAGTGCGCGAGAGCTGATGCCCCTGCTCGGCTACAAGAAGTGGGAGCGCTTCGCTGACGCAGTCGAACAGGCTCGAAGTGTCATCGAGGCCGAGAATGGATCTCTTGCAGCTGAGCAGGAAGCTTCCCTGCAGCGGGAAGCTTTCGGCCGCACACGTCAAATCGGCGACAACTACTGGCTGTCTCGTAGAGCGTCCTACCTGACCGCGATGCGCGGCGACTCTCGCAAGCCGGAGATCAGGGCTGCACTCATCTACTTCGCGAACCGCACTCGCGAAGCTGAACTGGGCCACGCTTCGCAGTTCTCGATCCCGACGACCTTCGCTGGCGCTCTCGCTCTCGCGGCACAGCAGGCGGCGGAACTGGAGGAGACCCGCACCGAGGTTGCTGAGCTGGTCGCGACGAACGCCAAGCTTTCGCCGCGGGCAAGGGTGGCAGACAAGTACGAGGCTAACCCCGGGGTCAACCCGACGGTCTTCCACAAGACGCACTTCACCGCCGTGCCGGAGCGGGACTTCTTCGAGCACCTGTACCGCAAGGACTACCTGATCGACCAGCGGAACTCCCGCTGGGACGAACGCAATGGTGAGTGGAAGGACGGGCCGGAACACCGCCACCCCACGGCCAAGGGCAAGCGGTACTTCTACCTCGCCCCGAAGATCGACCGGCGCGGTGTGCGACGCCAACAGACCCTCGTCGTCCCCGGCGACGCTGAGCACGACCTGGTGGCCGCGCTGGAACGTGACGGCCTGCCTTCCCGGAACCGCCCTGCACTCCCCGGCTCCCAGGTGACTCAGCTCCCGCGCCGGCCGCTCGGTGGTGCGGCATGAGCGCCACCGTGCAGCCCCTCCTCGACGGCACGTTCCCCGACCCGGTACAGCAGCAGTCCGCCGACTACGAGACGTGGCTGGCCGCGGTGTGGCCCGCCTTCATAGCCGCCGCCGCAACCGGCCGCACGTTCACCTGCTACGAGGTGGCCCACGCCAACAGGCTGCCTGACCCGCCGAATCGGAAGGCGCACTGGGGTCGGCTCATGACCCTGCTTCGCGACGAGGGCTACATCCGGACCGCTAACTGGGCGTGCTCCGACCGGCCCACCACCCACCACAGCGGCGTCCGCACCTGGAAGGGCACCGCGGCGGCGCGACGGGAGGCGGCGACGTGAACGGCCCCTACCTGGCCCTTGTTCTCGGCCTCGGCTCCCGCGCCTGGACCGACCGCACCACCATCGACACCGCCCTCACCGAGGTGTGGCACGACGCCCGGCAGAACGGCTACAGCGGCATCGAAGTCATGGAAGGCACCGCACCCGGCGCCGACACCCTGTGCGGTGAGTGGGCCAAGGCCCACTTCGAGGACGGTGTCGGCCACCTGCCCGTCGAAGCCGACTGGGAAGGCCCCTGCGCCGACACCTGCCCGCCCGGCCACCGGAAGACCCGGCGCGATGGCACCGAGTTCTGCCCGACCGCCGGACACCGCCGCAACCAGAACATGGTCGACCGCCGCCCGCTCATCGCCCTCGCCTTCCAGATCGGAGAGTCCACCGGCACCGCGGACTGCCTTCGCCGGCTCGCTAAGGCCGGGATCCCCACGAGGCGGTGGGCGGCGTGAAACCCCGACGCGAACACCGTCAGCGCGGCGAGCTCTGCACACCACGCGAAACCGCCGCCGACCAATGGCTCGCCGCCATCCGCAACATCCCCGCCGCCCCCGACAACTGGGCCGGCACCGACCTGGGCACCGCCAGACGCTGCGAACGCATCTGGGACGCACCCGCCAACGGAGCCCGCAAGGAGGGCCGATGACCACCACCCGCACCCAGGGCCCCTTGACCGACGCCGAACCAGTCGCCCGCCACGTTCGCGAACTTATGGCCGCAGGAGTCGGCTACGCCCGCATCGCAGCAGCAGCCGACGTCAACACCTCAACCGTCAACCACCTGCTCTACGGCCGAGTGCACCGCCCTAAGGCGCAACGCATCACCACCCAGAACGCCCAACGCATCCTCGCCGTCGACGTCTCCCAGGTCACCACCGGCGTCGTCGACGCCACCGGCACCCAGCGGCGCCTCCAAGCGCTCATGGCCGTCGGGTGGCCGGCCCTCCGCCTGGGCAACATCCTCGACCTCCACCCCGTATACGTGCGCGAACTCCAGAGGCGCCCCCGGGTCTACAGCACGACCGCGCACGCCATGGCTGTCGCCTACAACCGGCTATGGAACAAGCAGCCCGAACGCCACGGCGTATCCGCCCAAGCTGCTACCCGGTCCCGGAACTACGCCCGCGCGAGGGGCTGGCCACCTCCGGCCGCATGGGACGACGACCTGATCGATGACCCGCAGGCCGCTCCTGAATGGACGGGGCACTGCGGCACGATCCGCGGCTGGAGGGCCCACCGCGAGCAGGACATCCCGATGTGTGGAGCCTGCCAGACCGCGTTCGACCGGAAGCAGGAGCGGGAGCAGGCAAAGGCCATGCGCAGGGCGCCTTCCCTCCTCAACGGGCAGGTGGCGGCATGAGCGACGACACGTCGTGGCAGGAAGCCGCGCTTTGCGCCCAGACCTACCCCGACGCCCACTTCCCCGAGGCCGGCGGCAGCGCCCGCGACGCGAAGAAGACCTGCCGGGCCTGCGAAGTCCAGCCCGAATGCCTGGCCTACGCCCTCACCACCGGGCAGCGCCACGGGGTGTGGGGCGGACTCGGCGAACGAGAACTCCGCCAGGCCACCGCACGACTCAACCGCGCCGCATGACAACGGGCGGGCTACCACACGTGGCCCGCCCACACGCACGACAAAACCCCGCCGGGGCGGGGGAGGGAGGAGGAGACGTGACGTCAGTCGGAGTCGGTGCCGCGGGCCCGGTCGAGCGTGCCCTTCGGGACCTTCACGGTGCGCTTCTTCTCCGGCTCGGGTTCGACCAGTTCCCGCGTCTCACCGAGGGCTTCCAGGGCGCGTTCGTAGAAGTCCATGCCGACGAGGACGGCGACGCGCTTCCCGCGGGAGGTGAGCACGGTCGTCTCGTCGTAGTAGCGGGCCTTCTCGATGGCGTCGGCGAGCGCGTTGCGCACGTCGGCGATCTTCTCCTGGTGCTCCTTCTTGGGCGCGGTCATGTCTGTACTGTACCTCACGGACTTCATGTACATCAGCGCGTTGAGCGCTATTATGTACATGAAGCCGAAGGGGCTCACGCCGAGAACCACCCGGCCCTCATGGGCCTGGTTCCGTGCGCCCACTCGGCCCCCATGACCGCCTTCGTCGAGACGAGGACTCCGATGGCACAGCCCACACGCCCGCAGCCCCTCCCGCCGGCCTCCGAAAAGCTGCTCCGCGAAATCGCGAAGTACGACACCGGCGCCGGCGTCCAGTTCCAGTACGCCGCCCGAGCCCGCTACACCCACCCCAACACTCTCTCCGCCTACAACGCCCGCACCTTCTACCCGCTCACCGCCCGCGACCTCGTCACGGACGACGGCAACGACACCGCCCCGGTGCGCATCACCGAAGCCGGCCGGCGACTCCTCGCCCACCTCGACGCTGCAGCCAAGCCCAAGCGCAAGAAGAAGCCGGCCAACCCCGAGTCTCCGGCGGCACTCAAGCTGCTGCGCGCCCTCGCCGAGCACACCGACCCGGTCCTCATCCACTCCGGCCGGCCGCGCGGCGTGTGGCGCCTCGGATCCCACGACGGATTCAGCGCCCGCGCAAACACCTACCTGGCCATCGTGGACGCCGGCTACGCCGAAATCACCCACAGCTTCGCCGGCGGGCAGCGCATCACCATCACCGACGCCGGCCGAACTCGGGCCGCCGGCAAGCCCAACGCCTTCGCCAACGGTGTCTGCCCCTACGGCGAAGACCAGGGCCACGGCGCCGGCTGCATCCTCCCCGCCGGCCACAAGCCCGCCAACCGGCACGTCGTGACGCCCGGCGACGCCGCGTGACCGCCCGCCCGGACCCCGCCCCCACCTGACCCGACCGCGGGCCCCACACCGCAGCCGCCCGACCTATCCGCTCTGCTCGAAAGAAGATTTCCATGGCCCGGATCCGCACGATCAAACCCGACTTCTTCACGTCGCTGACGATCGCTGACCTGACGCCGGAACAGCGGCTGACGTTCATCGGGCTGTGGACGCACGTCGACGACGAGGGCCGCTGCGTTGACGACCCGCGGCTCATCAAGGCCGCGGTCTGGCCGCTCGACGACCGCAACTCGGTCGACATCGAGATCGACCTGAAGGCGCTCAGTGAGTCCTCACTGATCCTTCGCTACACCCTCAATCGCAAGCGGTACCTGGCCATCACCAACTGGTTCGAGCACCAGCGGATCAACCGGCCGACTGCGAGCAAGCTGCCCGCCCCCGAGGACGGAGATCCGACGCCCCCCAGCCCTGCTCCGAGCAGGGATTCCAGGGACTCGCGGAGTTCTCACGGAGGAAGCAGTGAGGGCTCCAACGGATCTCGTCCGGCAGCGTGCGAAGGCTCAGATCCCAGCGATTCCGGACCCTCCGAAGCCGCCGCCGAGCACGACGCCGGAAACGCCTCCACCAAGGGTGCGCCGGACAGCGACGAAGGGGGTCTGAGCTGGGACGACGTGGACGAGGGCACCCCCTCCCTGAGCGCTCACGCACAACTCACTGAGGACTCACGCCAGGAAAGGAAAGGAAAGGAAAGGAACAGGGAAGGGAAAAGAAACACGTTCCCGGCCGAGGCCGCCCCCGAAGACGACTCGGAGAACGAGGCCGAGGTCTCCGGCACGGCAGAGCCGGCCGGGGCGACGATCACCCAGATTCGGCCCGACGTCGAGCAGGCCTGCTCGCTGCTCGCCGAGCTCATGGAAGCCAACGGCTGCCGCCGTCCGACCGTCACCAAGGAGTGGCGTGACGCCGCCCGCCTCCTGATCGACAAGGACGGCATCGCCCTCGATGACGTTCTCGGCGCGATCCGCTGGTCTCAGGCCAACGACTTCTGGATGGCGAACATCCAGTCCATGCCGAAGCTCCGCAAGCAGTACGACACCTTGCGCCTTCAGGCCCAGCGCGGCCGAGCCCAGTCCGGGCCGCAGACCGCCCCCCGCAACTCCACCGAGGAAGAGATCGCCAATGACAGCAAGTTCGGGTGACGAGACCTCCATGGGCTCCTGGCTCAACGAACGCCGCACCCAGGCCCTCGCCGCGTTCGACGACCAGATCCCGCTCCTGTACCGCCGCCGCATCTACCTCAACGACCAAGTCGCCCAGTGGGCCGACCAGGACGAGGAGGCACCCACCAGCCTGTTCCTGTGGGGGCCGTTGGGTGTCGGGAAGACCCACAACGCGTGGCAGGCCACCCGCCGCTGGGTCGGCCAGCGGTTCGCCGGCAACTACCGCGGCACCCCCGTCGTCCAGACGTGGCGGTCCACCGCCCTGTTCGACGCCCTGCGGCCCGACGACAACGGGGGCAGCCCCAAGCGGCTCATGAAGCAGCTCCAGACCGCGGACCTGCTGTACATCGACGACGTGGCCGCCGCCCGGGTCTCCCCGACCGGGTGGACCCAGGAACGGCTCTACGAAATTTTCGACGAGCGGTACATCAACCGGCTTCCGATCCTGATCACCAGCGATGTGAAGCCCAGCCAGATCAGCCACATCGTGGGGGAGCGGGTCACCTCCCGGGCAGCCGAGATTTTCCGGGGCGGCGTGGTGCGCCTTGCCGGCGCCGACCGGCGGCAGGGCGGTGAAGCCGCATGAGCGAGCCCACCGACTTCCTGACCGTTCCCCTCGCCGACGGCGGCGTCTGGGTTCGCCTCGACCGCCTCACTGACGGCCGCGTCATGTGCTGCCTGTGCTTCGAGTACTGCACCCGCGACCAGCTCACCCCCGTAGACGGCGGCGTCCAGGACGTCTGCCGCACCTGCACCACCAAGGAGACCAGCGCATGACCACCGACATCTGGGACGCCTCCGTCGACGACCCGACCACCCTGCCCAGCACCCCCGCCGACTTCGAAGCCGAGAAGATCCTCGTCGCCACTGCCATGGCACGGCCCACCACCGTCGACGAACTCGCCGCCACCGGCTTCGACCCCGCCGACATCGTCGACGACCGCTACCGGTGGGTGTGGTTCGCCGTCGAAGAACTCGCCACCACCTTCCAGGCCGGCGAGATCCGCTACATCCCCGTCGCCCGCCAGCTCCAAGCGTGGCGCGCCGACGGCCGCATCCTCGGCATTCCGTTCACCGAAGACCAGCTTCGCGACCTGTACAACCACGCCCAGCCCGGATCCGAGGGCTACTTTGCCGACCGCATCACCAAGCAGGCCGTAGCCGCCCGCATGGTCGCCCACGGCCACGCCTCCATCCTCCGCGGCAACTCCCCGGCCTTCGACCCCGACCAGGACGTCGCCGCCGCACAGGCAGAACTCGACGGCGTCATCCGCGCCACCACCGGCACCGAAACGACCCTCGTCGGCGACCTCCTCGCCGGCGTCTTCGAACGGGCCACCACACCGCCCACCAACGACGACAAGATCCCCACCGGGTTCATCGACCTCGACGAACTCCTCTGCGGCGGATGGGCTCCCGGCCAGATGGTCGTCGTCGGCGCCCGCCCCGCCATGGGCAAAACCACGTTCGGCCTCGGCATCGCCAGGGCCGCCGCGATCACCCACAACATCCCGACCCTGTTCGAATCCCTCGAAATGGGCAACAAAGAGCTCGGCATCAGCATCGTCTCCGCCGAAGCCCGAGTCGCCCTCCACCACATCAAGCAGGGCATCGTCGGCGACGACACTAACGGCACCCGCCGCATGGCCACCCGGGCCCCCGCTATCAAAGCCGCCCCGCTCCACATCAGCGACGAAGCGAACCTGTCCATGGCCACCCTCCGCGGCCGGGTCCGCAACCTCGTTCGCACCGAAGGGCTCCGGCTCGTCGTCGTCGACTACCTCCAGCTGATGCAGGCACCCCGGGCCGAGTCCCGTCAGGTCGCCGTCTCCGAGATGTCCCGGCAACTGAAGCTCCTCGCGAAGGAATTCCAGGTCACCGTTGTCGTCCTCGCCCAGCTCAACCGCGGGCCGGAGCAGCGCAACGAGAAGAAGCCCATGGTGTCGGACCTGCGGGAGTCCGGGGCGATCGAGCAGGACGCCGACATCGTGATCCTCCTCCACCGCGAAGACGCCTACGAGAAGGAATCCCCGCGGGCCGGCGAAGCCGACCTGATCGTCGGGAAGCACCGCGGGGGACCCACCGCGACGATCACCACCGCGTTCCAGGGCCACTACGCCCGCTTCGTAGACATGGCCCAGACGTGACGTGGGAGCCGACCGTCGACGACATCGTCGCCGCCCGCGAACAAGGCGACCTCAAAGCCCTGTTACTCCTCGCCGCAGGCATCACCCCCACCGCACCCAAGCAGCGCCAAGCCGAACCCGAACAGCCCTGCTTCCACATCCGCCGCCCCGGCGCCTGGCCCTGCGGCACCGCCCCAACCGGCCCCACCCCGAAGCCCTGCACCGACTGCCAGCCGCCAGAAAGGACCAGCACATGAGCCCCCGCCGCAAGCCCACCGTCAACGTCCACTACCGCGCCGACGGCTGGGTGGCACCCGACTACAGCGACCTTGCGGACTGCACCCCCAACTACCACCGCGGCCTCAACGGCGAGCCGGCCTGCACCGGCACCGTCGTCTGGAAGGTCGTCGAGGAACAGGGGCTGATCCAGACGATCAGCTTCTACTGCGACACCGACTTCCCCGCCCAGTACCGGGCACTGGTCGACAACTGCCCCAACTGCCCGCGGCAGCACGTCCAGCAGGCCGCCGAGTACCGCGGTGAGACCCAGGTCAGCCACCTGTACTGCTGCCCCTCCTGCGGTGTGACGTGGTCGACGAACCGGGACCTGCGGGCCTACGGGGAGGCCGCCTGATGCGCACGTTGAACCCCGACAGGGGGACCGGTCTTGGGGTGGGGTGCGGGCGCGAGGCCCCGTCGCGGGACAGAACGGGGCCTCTCGCGGCCGAACAGTCGTCCAGTGCCCCGGAGCCCCGCCGGGGCGGAGAACGCCAGCGAGGCGCCCAGTGGGCCGCCCGACCGTAAAGAAGCCCAGAAAGCCGACCAAACCGCTCAAATCTCATCACCCATCGACCCGAAAGGAGTGACCCCGATGAGTTCCCGTAACCGCCGGACCGCCAACGCCGAGGACATGTTCCCCGGAATGCCGGACCTGCTCCCGAAGGCCCCGCCAAAGGCTGAGGAGGGCGAGCACGTGGCTCGGACCCTTGATGAGGCGATCGCCCGCTCGCACGAGATCCTCACCGAGGCGCTCGCCACCCACCCCATCGTCGGCACGTACTGGCTCTCGTCCGGGGGGAACGATTCGGCGATCGTCGGGCACCTGCTGCGTGACCGGTACGACGCGGTGCTGCACGTGAACACGGGCACCGGCATCCCCGCAACCACCCAGTACGTGACGGATGTTGCTGCCGCTTGGGGCGACACCCTGCACGAGCTGCACCCGAAGAACCGGTACGAGGATCTCGTCCTCGGGAAGGTCATCGCCGGTTCGGGGCCGAACGCCGGGTGGCGCCCGATCTGGAAGGGGTTCCCCGGGCCGGCTGGCCACAAGGTGATGTACCGGCAGTTGAAGAACGAGCCGCTGATGCGGTTCCGCCGGGAAACCCTGGGTGACCAGACGCGGCTGCCGCGCGCCGACCGGAAGAAGATCGTCTACCTGGGCGGAATGCGGTGGGGTGAGTCGGAGAAGCGGTTCCGGAACGCCGAGGCGATCGACCCGGACGGCAGCATCGTGTGGGTGTCGCCGCTGGTCCACTGGACCGACGCTCACATGCGGGAGTACCGGGCCAGGCATCGCTGCCAGCAGGATCACGAGCACGCCGAGCACCGCCTGTGCTTCGACGGGGCGTTGCCGCTGAACGAGGTCACCGAGCACATCCACATGTCCGGTGAGTGCCTGTGCGGGGCTTACGCGAAGCCGGGTGAGCTCGACGAGATCGAGTTCTTCTACCCGGAGGTCGCCGCCCGCTTGAAGGCGCTGGAGGCTGAGGCGGAGCAGGCTGGGGTGAAGTACTGCCGGTGGGGCCAGAAGAACGGCGGCCCTGATGCCGCGGCGCCCGCTGGTCGCCTCTGCTCCTCGTGCGTGGAGATCCCGGGCCAGGACGATCTGATCGACCAGTGGCGTGACACCGGGCTGATCACCCCGGAGCAGCATGCCGCGTTCACCAGGCCCGCCGCGTGACCGCCGACGACCGGCCTCCGCGGATCCCGCCGGACGCCCTGGCTGATCTCGATGACCTGCTTCCGCGGCGTCTCCCGCCGGATGCGCTCACCGACCTCGACGACCTGTGACCCACGCAGTACCGGCTGCCCCCGTTCGACCCGGGGGCAGCCGGCCCGCCCACCGTACCTGCACCCACCTGGAGCCGTTGATGCCCGACACCTCACCCACCACCCCTGACCGCCCCGCCTCGGTCGCCCCGTCCGAACTCGACATGTCGCGAACCGTCATCGAGCACGCCCTGACCGACTACGGCTACAGCGCCGACACCGCCCGCCTCCTCGTCGACCGGCTGATCGCCGAAGCGAGGGCCGAGTGATGCCGATCTACCTCCCGGCTCCGGCGCACCGCAACGGCGGCTCCGACGGGCAGGGGTGGAACCGGTTGTCCGTCGCGTCCATGGGCGGCCTGGCGGGTGACGAGTGCGCGCTGCGGCCCCGGGACTACAGCCACCTGCGGGAGTCGCAGGACACCCGGCGTGCCCGCTACGGCGGCTACGGGCCGTGCGTCACCGCCGGGAACTGCGAGGCGTGCCCCATCTTCCGGGCGGCCCCTCGCACCCTGTCCTCCCTCGACGACCGCGTTCTCGTCCGTGTGCATCCCGTAGACCGCCGCCCGTACCTGATGAACCGCCCGGACGACGGGTGGGCGTCGCTGGCGCTCCGGTGGACGTGGCAGGACTTGGCCCGCCTGGACGGGTGGGAGATCGGCCGCCGCCATGTCGACGAGCACGGCGACGGGTTCTGGCTCAACCGCTGCACCACCCCGTGACCAGCAAGACGCCCGCCCCGGCGCGTATCCGGGGCGGGCGCCCACCACACCGTACCGACCACCTGGAGCCGTTGATGACCGACACCTCACCCACCCCCGCTGACCAGCTGCGCGCCGCGGCTGGCCACGCCCCGAGCCCCGAACTCGCCCGGCTGCTGGAGACGCTGGCCGACGCGTCCGACCACCACGCTCTCGGGGAAGGCGGCGCGGTCGCGACCGTGGTGCACCCGGCCCTGGCGGTGGCCCGGCGGATCCTCGGCACCAGCACGGCCCAGGACACCGCCGCCGACGAGCCGTCCGCCGACCGCCGCGCCCGATACGCCGCAGCGATCCGTGAGACCGACGGCTGGGTCCTCGACGACGGCCAGCACATGATCGACGCCGTCATGGCAGTCGCCGACGCCGAGCAGGCCTCCCTCCGCGCTGAGGCCGAGGGGCTGGACGATGCGCTGCGGGGGGCGATCTCGGCGTCCGAGAAGGCCGTGGCCCGACTGCGAGCCGAGCTGGCCGCCGCACCGCCCGCGCCGGCCGACCGGGCCGCGACCCGGGACCGGATCCGCCGGGCGATCTGCGAAGCGTCCGGGTTCGACTGGCTCCCCGACGAGCTGATGGAGCCCGACGAGTACGGGGAGCACGCCGACGCGGTCCTCGCCGTGCTGGCCGGTGAGGCTGCCGCCGGGGCACACCAGACCACCACCACCGCCGACAAGGCCGCCGCGCTCGGCATGACCCCCACCGAGTACCGGCAGCACAGCCACAACACCGCCGTCCAGCAGATCCGGGCGGCGTCCCAGGGCCTGTTCGCCGGGACCGCGATCCGGGTCACGGACGCACTGGACGAGCCGCCCGCCAAGGCCTGCCGCGCCCGAGGAGCAGGCCCGATGACCGACCACGGATACACCGGGATCAGCCTCGCCGGGCGCTGGGAATGCGGCACCTGCGGCGCATCCGGAGACGGCTGGTGGGACGAAGAGGACGGGCTGCGCCTCGACGAAGACCACGAGTGCGAGGAGACCACACGATGACCACGCCCGCGCGCACCGAGTACCTGTACGAGCTGTGGGACGCCAACTGGGACGACGGCCCCTTCGGTAACTACCAGGTCCTCCAGCACCCGATCACGAAGAAGACCGCCAAGCGGATCTACTTCACGTACTCCACCGGGGCTCACCGAGGCGGGTTCGTAGACCGCCAGCGCATCGAGGCGGACGGCGAGATCTACCACGGCTACACCCTGCGCCGGCTTCACCTGAACCCGCCGGAGATCCCTGGCCAGCTCAAGCCGCCGTCCCTGGCCGAGCTGAAGGCCGCCATGGCGGACGCTCACCCCGACCGCGGCGGCACCGACGCCGAGTTCATCGCCGCCCGTGCCCGCTACGAACGCGCCCGCACCACCACCCCCGCCCCTGCTGCCGGGTGATCCCGGCCCAACCACGGAGACCCACATGACCACGCCGCCGAAGGTGCTCACCACCATCACCCGCTACACCGTGTCCGTCCTCCCCGCCGACGACATCAACCACCGGTACTTCGCCCTGTACGTCGAGCTGACCCCGCGCGGATGGATCGTCACCGACGGGCACCGGGGCTACGACGCCGACGGGATCGGCCACCACGGCGAGGGCCGCCACCACCCCTTCGCCGACTACGACGACGCACTCACCGTCGCCCGACGCATCGCCCCGACCCTGACCGTCAACGGGCACACCGCGACCGACGCCTACCACCGGACGCACCCGGCCTCCTGACCACCCCTGCTGTGTGGCCGCCCCACCACAAGCGGCCACACCCAACCCGGAAGGACCACCCCGTGCTCAGCGACGAAGACCTCTGCACCGCCGAGTTCCCCGGCGACGAACACCACGTCGGACAGCTCTGCGACCAACCCGCAGGCCACGAAGGCGAACACAAAGCCCTCGCTCAGGTCGGCCCCGGATGGCGACGCCACATCACCTGGCCCAACACCGCCTGCCGGTGGCCCGCCTGCCTCACCGAGGAACAGCAGCGCGCCCTGGCCGACGAGGTGCTGTTGCAGATGGAGGGCAAGCCGCCGACACCGCCGCCGACCGACCAGTTCGGGAGCTGCGGCTGCCCGACGCCGCGAGCCACCACCACCGAGGGGGCCCGGTGACCACCCAGCCCGCGCCTGTCTGCCAGTGGTGCCAGCAGCCCGCCCTGCCGCCCATCACCTCGTGGGACGGGCGCCCCCAGTGCGGTGACCCGCACGCCTGCGCCAAGCGCATCCCGGAGGAGGGGCAGTGACCACCCAGCCCGAGCGTGTCCAACTCGACGACCTCACCGAGGACGCTCTCGCTGCGTTGTACGACGAACGCGACCGCGCCGAGGCCCGTGTCCGCGGGCTGGAGGGCATCGTCGCCCGTGTTCGCCGGGCCGTCGACACCGGCCCGGTCGGCGCCTGTTGCGCCCACATCATCCGCGCCGCCCTCACCCCGCCCGCCGGCCTGTGCGGGTGCGGGCGCCCCGACCCCGGGCCCTGCACCCCCTGCCCCCACCGGAGCACCAGCCTCCACTGCGCCTGCGTCTGCGACGCGACCGTGAAGGCCACCCCGTGACTGGGCCACCCCCGTGCGCCTACGGGCACCCCTGCCACTACGACGACGAGGCAGGGGCCTGCCCCTGCGACGACCCGCCACCGCCCCCGCCGGTCGTCGAGCGGGAGACCGTGACCATCCCCGTCGGCGACTACCTCTGACCCAAGGAGGCCTCATGGCCCAGCCATCGACCACACCCCGGGGCGAGCACGCCGGCCGCCCCGGGGCCCGGTGGGAAACCGTGCTCCGCACCACTGGCGAACTGCTCATAACCGACAACGAGCCCGAGCCGAAGCCCAACCGGGCCACCAGACGAGCAGCACGGAAGAAGAACCGAACACACGCCCCGAAGATCCTCGGAGGCGCACCGGACGAACCATTCGCCAGTTGACCCCAGACGCGCCGCGGCCCCCACCCAAACGGGTAGGGGCCGCTTTGGTGCGTTCGGGCCCAACAGGCGCTTCTGCCCGGCAGAATTGGCCCATGCCGCAGACCGCCGCCATCCCCACCGGGCACGTCGCATGCTGGGAATGCCACACAACCGGGCGAATCGAGAACCCTTACGCCCACGACTGCGACAGCCCGCTGTGCCAGGACCCAGCTGTCATCGAGTGCACGACGTGCGACGGGCACGGACACCTGCCAGACGGCGACTGACTACGAATCCGCAGGGCAACGCAGAAGACTGCTGGGGGGCAGATGACGCAGGACTCATCGGGACGACGCCAGTACAGAACTGTCAGCATCAAACGGCCGAAAGGCAACCACAAGTACGAACGATTCTCCACGCTGGCCGACGCAAACCAGCGCGCCAACGAACTGGCCCGCGAGGGCCGGAAGGTCGTCGTCGAGCAACGGGTGTCCTATGCCAAGGGGTGGAAGCCTCTCCGCGCGGTCGGGTACGGAGAGAACCAGCCCTGGGCCGTCCACGCCAACAGACGCCTCAAGAGTCGACCCAAGAAGGGCCTGAGCTCTAGCGCCCTTCTAGCGGACCGCCGTGAAGCTGCACCAGTCCAGCGCACCAAGCGCCTGACACCACAGCAGAAACGGCGCCTAGAAGACCTCCGCATCGAACGCCTCACCGAGTACGCAAAGAGCGAGACCCCGATTGACCCGATCCGGAAGCAGGCGATCCGAGCCGCCGGCCCCAAGGCAGCCGCCCCGTTCGACGATGGCCACAAGCGAGTCCGCGGCTACTCCGGGGCACCCCCGTTCCGCCGCTTCTCGTAGACCAAACCCGCCTCGGAACCGGCCCGCCGGATGACGCCGCTGGCACGCCGAAGCCCACGCACGGCGGCTCCCGCCAGCTTGGCGGGGCCTTTCACGTTCAATCTGACGGCAAGCGCAGTGCCATGTCCGCAGCCCACACCCCCGCGTCCCGGCCCTCCGGACTGTCATCGGCGAAGTGCTGGAGCAGACGGACCGCCTCCCGCGCCTCGTCCAGCGTGATCAGAGAGAGGCGCGGTGCCGTCGGGTACGAGTCGGTGGGGGAGTCCATGGTGGTCTAACGGGCCGAGGCGGGGGCAGGACACGTTGCGTGCCGCAGGAGCGCCGTCAGTGCATCACCGAGTGCAGCGTGTCCTCGTCATGCTCCGCACCTCACGCATAGCGGATGGCTGTGCCATAGCCCTGGCAAACCGTCCGGGTCTCGATCCTCTCGCCCGACATGAAGCCCACCCTCGTGCTCGTGTCCGACACGGTGACGAAACGCACCCCAATGACCGCGTCAGCCCCATGACTCGCGGCCGTCGACTCCAGACTGGAATGCGCCTCGCTCAAATTCGGGGCCTCCGCCCCCCAGATCAACCAACTCTGCCCAATAGCAAGCCCCGTCAACGGCGAATCGGTAGTAGTCATCGGTACCTGCTGTCCCTGTCTCCCCATCACGTCAGTGTGGCGGATCAGGCGTGCCACGTCACCGGATGGGGCCTAGCCTCGTCTGGCCGTCAGAACCGCACCCCCGGGTGACACCGCTGGTAGGCCTCATCGTCAGCGAGCCGCCCCGGCCGGGTTCACCGGAACCGGTGGACGCCGCGGCGCGGGCCCGGCATCCTCTTGATCCATGCCGCAAAGTCAATCCCCCGACGACACCAATCCAACGTCTCGCTTCGCGTTCAAAGTCGCTTTCACGTTCGTCCTTGGCGTGTTCGCTGGCTCGCTCGTACTCCTTGTCCTCTGGCCCGACGTCGCCAAAGTGGCCGTCCCGGTAGCGGCCGGCGTCGCCGGACTCGTAACTGTCATCTCAAAGGTGATGTCTGTCAGCGGCAGCCAGGCCGCAGCCGTCGGGGAAAGCCGTCAACGTCTGACGCAAGCAGAGTTCGCTCTCGCCGACGCCCTTCGCGGAACCCACGACTTTGCGACAGGCAGCCCGATCCCACACCCGCAATCGGGCGAGCGAGTCGACGTCTCCGCCGACGACGCATCCCGCCGACGGAGTCTCCTGGGGCTCCCCGAACTTTGGGAAGCCACCCACGCCCGCCTCGACCTCTATCACCAGATCGCCACAGGGCAGGCAAAGACCTCTTTCCGGAATGCGCAGGTGGCCATGGTCGCTGGGTTCTTCCTCTTGATCCTCTTCGCGTGGATCGCCCTCTGGGCCAGCACCACCGCGGTCGCCATCGTCGCCGGCGGGCTCGGAGCCGTCTCAGCCGCACTCGCCGGCTACATCGCCAAGACGTTCGTGCGGTCGCAGGAGTCCGCCGCCACCCACCTCCGGTCCTACTTCGACCAGCCGCTGGAGTTGTCCCGCTACCTCGCCGCGGAACGGCTTGTCGCTGACGGAGACCTGTCGCAGGAGCAGCGCGGGGAGATCCTGTCCGCGCTCGTGCAGGCCATGGTCGCCGGGCCGCAACCGCCGCCGGCACCCCAGTCCGTTGTTGTCGCCTCCGTACCCGGGCAACAAGGGGCGTAGAGCGCGACGGAGCACCGAAGCCCCCACCGATCAAGGTGGGGGCTTCGGCATGAACTGGAGCTCACCGCGGGAACCGGGTCAGCCAGTCCGGCAACGGCTTCCCCTCCCGGGCGTAGTGCAGAAGCGCGTACTTGTAGCTCAGAAGGTCCACCTCGCGCACCGAGTGCAGATCCTCCGGCGCCTCGCTCCCAAGCTGCGAGAGCGTCTTCTGCCGCTGCTCCCGGTAGATCCGCGGTCGCTTCCGCTCGAACTGCAACAGCAGTCGCCGCAGCCTGCCGTCGTCCAGCTGATTCGCCGCGTCGTACAACGCATCAAGCCGGCTCGCCGGCTGGCCCGCGCGAGCGCCAGCGAGTGCGGAGGAGGATTGTTCCGCTTCTTCTTGCTGCTGATTCTTCTTGTAAGAACCCGTGTTGTTAAAGACCTCCGGGTCTCCGGGACTACTGAAGTCTGGAGGTACTGAACTCTGGACCTCCTGAAAACCCGTACCTCCAGGATCCGCGGCGAACACCGGCAGATCACACACCGCCGTCTCCGTCCGCCACCGCTGCGCACCAGGCGCCGGATCCTCCACAGGCACCCGACGGTGAGCCAAGTAGCCCTTCCGCTCAAGCTCCTGCATCGCCCGCCGCATCGCGTCCCGACCCTCAACATCCGGGTCGCCGGCCCGCTTCGCCTGCTGCATCAACCCGTCGAACGTCACGTGGTAACCGTCCGGGAAACTCAGCAGATCCAGCAGCAGCCCCTTCGCCCGCCACGACAGCCGCCGCTGCTGCGCCGTCGCATTCCCCACCGGCACCCAGCCCTCCGGAGGCATCGACCGTATGACCTTCACCTGCACCCCGCCGCCATGCATGGGCAGACCGCACCGCGGCCCCGCCCGCCGATCTGGAAACGGCCGGGCAGCACCAGCTGCCCGGCCGTAAGAAGCCGCAGAGACCGATCAGTCCATCTGGCGGTGCAACACCCGCACGCTGTCCGTGAACGCGATCAGATTCGCCACGAACATCTCCACCTCAGGACCCGACGAGCCCTGCTCGTCCTCGCCCTGCACGTACAACACCGTCTCGCCGATGTCGTCCAGCTCATCCAGGCGGAACAGTTCTGCGCGGACCAGGGTCACCGTGCCCGTCTCACCCGACAGCTTCAGCTCCAAGGCGCGCGACCGGTGCGCCGTATCCCGCGGCGACGAGTTGTGACCCGCCGGGAAGTTCCGGTCCTTGCACCACGACGGGCACGCCGTCGGATGCGCCGTCGGGGCGGACGGAGCCGGCGGCTGCGGAGGGATGGGGGCCGACAGGACCGGGGAGACGAGGGACGCTGCGGCAGACGGCGCCGACTTGTTTGTTGTTAAGCTCATGGCGAGACCTCTCTTTTGATCGGGACTGGACTCATGACCAGACGGGTGGTGCCGCTGGTCACAGGCCGGGCGGATGATGACCGCCCGGCCTTTTAACGTCCCGGGGTGGTGAACCCCAGGGGTGATGCAGCGCCGGCTGGTGAGGTCGACGACGTGGGATGAACGCTAGATCAGGCCACCATGATGGCCGTCGAGATCAGGCACCCGGAAACGGCGATCAGGGCCCTGACCAGCGGTGACATATTCTCAATTCGGGCAATCCGTAGGTCGCTGAGCTGGGACATGTACCTGAGGTGCAGGCCGATGCCGACTATGTGCCGTTACCGAATCTGTCCTGAAAGCGATCACGGTGGCTGCGTAGCCGCTCCGGGTAGTACTCAACCCGCAGGACCCTCGTGAACCAAGGGTCGGTGCGCACTGCCGGGTCGGCGTGCACCTCGGGGGGCGGTGAGATCTCTTCCGACGGCGGGACCTTGAAGTGGTGTCCCCACTTGGCGAGTCGCCCTTCGTCGGCCAGCTTCGCCAGGACCGTCCGGGAGGTGGACGGTGATGCGTTGAACTCGCGGCCGACGTGAGACCCGTACAGGGGGGTGTCGGGTGCGTACTCTCCACGCTCAAGTGCAGCTTCGATTCCGGAGCGCACCCGGCGCTGGTCTTCGGCGTCGTCGTACTTGCGGGCCTTGTCGGGCCAGCCTCGCCCGAGGTGGTGGTACCCGTTGTAGAGCGGGCGCTCGTTGGCGATGGCCTCACTCTCGGCCTTGAGTGCGGCTTCCCGGTTGTCCAGCCACTCGATGTCCTTCCGCGTGACGTGGTGCCACCAGTTCTTGTCGCCGGCGTGCTCGATGAACCGGGTCTTCGGGTAGGTGCTGATGCCGACGTACAGCAGCACACTGGTGGCGTTGTAGAGGCGGTAGAGCGCGGTGCGTTCGGATGTGGAAGGGGGGTCCGCCATGAGTCCTCCAGCTTGTATATGCAAGTGGCGTCAGTGGGAACGCTAGCTTGCTCGCCTTGGGTATGCAAGTAGTGCGACTGGGGCGATGCGGGCGTAGTTTGCGCCCCATGAAGATGACGGAGAGGCAGTGTCAGGAGACCTTCGGGTGCGGCCGGGTGCTCAGGCTTGGCACCGTTGATTCCGAGGGACAACCCCACCTGGTGCCGGCTACCTACGCCCTCGCTGGCGACGCTGTCGTGATCGCCGTGGACCACAAGCCGAAGTCCACCTCCAACCTGAAGCGCCTTCGGAACATCGCCGAGAACCCGGCGGTCACCCTGCTTGTCGATCACTACGACGACGACTGGGATCAGCTCTGGTGGGTCCGAGCCGACGGGGAAGCCGAGGTACTTGAGAACGAACATGCACAGGAACTTGTGGAGCCATTGGTAGACAAGTACGCGCAGTATCGAGCCCAACGGCCAGCAGGGCCCGTGATCAAGATTCGAGTAAACCGCTGGTCAGGATGGGTGGCGCGTCAGGATTAGGCGCGTTTGCGACCTGTGGCCTTACGCTGACTTGAGTACCCACTCGACAGGAGCGTGATGTCACCAAACCCCGCACACGAGCACCCCTTCAAGAGGGTGGCCAACGAACTGCGCACCGAGATCCTCCGAGGCGACCTCGCGCCCGGCGACCAGCTCTCGTCCGAGAACGAGCTGAAGGATCGCTTTGGCGTGACCCGGACCACGGTCCGCAAGGGCATCGCTCTGCTGCGGGCCGAAGGGCTCATCACCTCGAAGCAAGGCAAGGGGGCGTTCGTTCGTGAGCGCCCGCACGTCAATCTGAGGCAGACGGGCAGCATCTACCGCGCCCGCCGAGGCACAGGGAAGTCGAACTTCAACGCGGAAGCTGAAGCCCAGGGGCAGAAGCCGAAGCAGGTCATCCGGGAAGTAGTCGAGACGGCCGCCCCCGAGCGCGTCGCTCAACTGCTGGGGATCGAAGCCGGGGCCCCGGTCGTGGCGCGGCGGTTCCTGTTCGTCACGGACGACACCCCGATGCAGCTGGTCGACTGCTACTACGACGCAAAGGTCGCTGGCGGCACGCGACTTGCGGAAGCCCGACTGATCAAGGGCGGCGCCAACGCCTACGTCGAAGATCCAGACGGGCCGATCGGCCGCCGCATCGTTCAGTTCATCGAGGATCTCGACGTTCGGATGCCATATCCGCACGAGGTGGATCAGCTCGACATCCCCGACGGTGTGCCGGTGGCCAGGGTGCTGCGCACGGCTTACGACTCGGCCGGCGACGCCATCGAGGTGCTCGATTCCATCGTCCCCTGCGACCGGCATGCCTTCCGCTACGTGATCGATGTGTAGCCCCGCATCGCCCGCACCGCCAACGCCCCCACCTTCCCGGTGGGGGCGTTCTTTTGTGCCCGGCGACTCGCTCGAAGGTAAAACAGTCGCGGCACTTGCATAGCCAAGTGGATTCGGCCTATCGTCAGGGGTGTCGCCACTTGCATAGCCAAGTGGAAATGACCTTCCCCGCCCCTGCCCGAATCCGGAGGACCGCACATGTCTCCCCGCGACGCACTCGATGCAGTGCTCGACGACCTTCAGGACTCCCTCACCGTCCCTGAGGTGGCCGCTCTCATCGGCGTCCACCCGGCGACGGTCTACCGAGCGGTCAAGACCGGCCGCATTCGCTCGACCAGTCGGGGGAGCGGGCAGATTCGCCGCACCCTCACCACCATTCCCCGCACGGCTGTCGTCGAGTTCCTCGCGACGCCCAGCGACCCGACCTCCCCGAGCGAGGTGGCGGCATGACCCCGTCGATCACCCCGCCGTCCGCCCCGATGTCTGCTGCGGACGACCTGGCCCACGAGAAGGCGTCTTACGTTCGCCGCCCGGCGCAGGTCTCCCAGGACTCTCCGACGCCGCCCGCGGATCCGGCTGCTCGCCGCCGGTTCATTGCGCAGCGGGGGTGGTGACCATGTCGATCCCCGGTACGTCGGCTGAGCGTGTGGCCGCCGTCCACCGGTACGGCACCCCGGCCGGCCCGGTGGTTATTGCGGAGGCGGTTTCTCTGCTTGAAGCGCTTCTCGCCGCTGCCGCCGACCACGGCGTGACCCTGGCCGACTTCGACGGTGTGATTGACCTTCCGGGTGGTTGTCTCGACGTGATGGTCGGGAAGGCCCGCCAGGTCGAACGCGCCAAGCGCGGCTGGTGACCGGCCGTGTTCGGGTCTGCTGACCTGTGTCCCGCTGACCGTGACCTCCGCCTCCGTTTGGACCGTATCCGGCGGGACGCGGAGGACATCGAGTCCGTGAGGGCCCGCCGTGAGGCCGCCGAGAAGGCGAAGCGCACCACCCACTGACCGCCGCTTCTGCCCGGTGTCCGACCCCCGTCCCGGGCGGGAGCGGCCTTCCACTCGACCTGATGGGAGCCCTGATGAACGTCCCCGAGAAGCCCCTGAACAATCCCGAGGCTTCCTTCGACACCTTGGTCGCCACGTACATGCCCCGGGTGATTGACGCGTTCGGCCTCTTCGCCGACAGCTACGAGGACATGCCGCCCGCCGAGGCCTTTGAGCGGGTCCTGGAGGAAGCGGCCGAGACCCTCGACGAGGACGACCGCGACAGCGAGAACCTCGTGCACGAGGCGGGCAACGTCACCAAGGCCACCCGGAGCGATTTGACGGGCGAGCGGTACCGCATGTGGATGCGGCAAACCCTCGACCCGATCCTGGCCGCCCGCACGAGCGCATAGCCCCCATCGCACCGTCCGCAACGCCACCGAACCACCCCACCACCCACTCGAAGGGCACCCCCATGTCTCCGTTCGTTTCGTCCGTGACCGATCTGTTCTCCGGCGACCTCGCCGCTGTGTCCGCTGAGATCCACAACTTGCGGGCCGCGCTCCTGACCTCCGACGTGGTGGTGACGTGGGAGGAGGCGGAGGGCCTGTCGCCGGGGGAGATCGTCACCCGGTACGTCGCGGCCCGCGGCGACTACGGCATCCAGCACTGGCTGCGGACCCTGGCCGCCGAGCACGACGCCGGGCAGCCGTTCGGGCCCCGCCTGCTCGACGAGCTGGACGGCCTGTCGACCCCGGCCGCGGCCTGACCCCCGGGCTGCCCTGTCGTCCCCAGCCCCACGGCTGGTGGCGGCGGAGTGGCCCGGGAACCACCCGGACCCAACACCCACCGAGGAGAACCCCATGGCCACGCAGACCGAGGCCCGTCCGCAGGAGATCGCCGCCGAGGCCCTGGCCAAGGCCGTGGTGTACGCCGACAGGGCTGGCCGGCTCGCCGCCCACGACACCGCGTGCAGCCTCCGGGACAACGGCCCGGCGATCACCGCTTACAGCGGCCTCGCCACCGTCTACGCCGAGATCGCCAAGGCCGCCGCCGTCGTCGCCGCCGAGACCGCCCGGTAGCCACCAACCCCCCAACCCGAAGGAGAGCGTCATGGGCTTGTTCAACCGGATCACCGACACCGCGGCCGAGGTCACCGGTCACGCCGCACTCACCAAGGACATCCGCACCGCCGTCAGGGGCGGTGACGAGGAGGCCGCGGCCACGTTCCGGACCGGGACCCTCGCGGCGGCGCTGACCAGCAAGGGCTGCAACGCCCGCGGCCAGGAGGTCGCGGACTACGTCGAGCGGGTCGTTGCCGCGGACGGCGACAGTCGCCGCGCCGGCTGGCTGAACCGCTGAGCCACCGCCCCGGATCACGGCGTGAGGCTGCCGGATCGACTCCGGCCCGGGGCGCTCCCCGCATCAACCACCACAAGGAGGGCCCCATGGGTCTGTTCAACCGCAAGACCAGTGCCGCCGAGGTCGCCACCCGCAGTGCCCAAGTCGTCGGCAGGACCGTTGCCGGAGACCGGGGCGGGGAGGTCGCCAACAAGGTGACCGGGGCCCTTGGCCTCGGCCGCGTCGAGAAGTGCACCGACCCGAAGTGCGACTGCTGCAACTGACCGCCACAGCCCCGCCACCCGAGGACCGAGGGGGTGGGAGACCGGTTCGACTCCGGCCCGGGGCGCCACCGACCGACCCTCACTCACCACCGAGCCCAGGAAGGGCCGAACCGTGAAAATCCTGCTTTGGATCCTGCTCACCCTCGCACTGCTGGTCCTGTTCCCGGGACTGGCCCAGACGGTCGCCACCACCGTCGCCGCGACCGTGCAGTTCGTTGCCGCCCAGCCGGTCCTCATCGGTTTCGGGCTCGGTGTCGCCACCATTGCCCACCTGCGCGGCAAGAACCCCGCCACCGCCCGCATCTGACCGCCCCCACCTGAAAGGAACTCTCGCCGTGACGACCAGCCCGCCCCAGGTGAACGGCCACAAGCGCCCCACCTCCGAGCCCCGGTTCGACCCGGTTGCGCTTGCCGAGGCGGACGCCGTTCGCGCCAGAGCCGAAGCCGAAGCCGAAGCCCTCAAGCTCAAGGCCAAGGGCGAAGCCGACGCGGCCCGCACCCTTGCAGCTGAGGAAGCCGAAAAGCTGCGCCTCGCCAACGAGCGGGCCCGACTCACGCAGGAACGCAAACAGGTCGACCACGACGCCTACGTCGCGAAGAAGGCCGCCGAGACCGCCAGGGCAAACGCCGAGAAGCAGAAAGCGGAGAAGGCCGAAGCCGACCGTGAAGCCGCCGAGGCCAAGCGGGAGGTCGAGCAGCAGCGGTCGGAGCACTGGTGGAAGTGGGGCGCCCGCGCCATCTACGCCGTCGGCATGATCATCGCCGGGCCGGTTCAGTTCATGCACTTCTGGGACCCCAAGCGACCCTTCCTCGTTGCAGCCCCCGCCCTCCTCGAAGGGTTCGCTCTCGTCCTCGCGTTCGGTGCCGCATGGGCGGTCGCCAACCGGCGAGACGTCGCCCCCTACCGCATCGGGATCATGGTCGGCGCCGTCGTTGCCGCCGTCGTCAACCTTCACGGCGGGATCTCCGATGATCGCATCGGCCTGAACGCCGGCCTCATCGGCGCCATCGCATCCCTTGGTGGGCCGCTCGTCCTCATGGCCTACGAGCACGGCATGGCGCAGAAGGCCGACGGCATCCCTTCCTGGAGGGAACGCCGGGCCGTAGCGCGGGCCCAGTCCGAGGCGGCTGCCGCGCTCAAGAAGGAGCAGCAGGTACAGCGCGACGCGGAGCTCGCCGCGGAAGCGGACCGGCAGATCACGGAGGCCCGCGCGAAGGAGGAACAGAAGCGGCGCGACGCCGACCGAAAGGACGGCCATCCGAAGGTGTGGGAGGTCGCCGAAGCGATCCGGTCCGCCCGCGGTTCGCAGTACGTCACCGAGCAGATCTGGACCGAGGCGTGGGGCCGTGTCACGGGCTCGAAGACCGTCGGGATTACCCCCGAAATCGAGGCGCAGTCACGGGGTGCAGAGGCTCGGATGCAGGCCGCTACGAAGACCCCGGTTTTCGGAGAGTTTTCGCTGATCAATTCCCATCGACCCCCTAAGCCGAAGAAGGACCCGAAGGCCCCCGACGGGCGCCGCGGAAACGGGGGCATCCCGCCCCGTCGCCGGGCCGGTGACACGCCGCCCCCCAGCCCCCTTGCACGTAACCAGGCGCGCATCGAACGGACCCCCTCCGAGGAGCAGAAGTGAGCATCGAGCGCACCCCCGCAACTCCCGACCCGAACTGGGATCGGCTCGTCGCCGACCTCACCGCGGCCCCGGCCGAGAAGCCCGTCGGCCCCGTCCTCCAGAAGACGGCCGACGTTCCCGTCAACCGCCCGGACCTCCTCGGCGACATGCCCCTCACGCCGGAGTGGGTGCGTACCCCCGCCGGATGGCGAACCCGCGCTGAGGTCGGGAAGGTCAACTCCGTCCGGGCGTTCCGCCGGTGGGTGCGCCGGCAGTCCACCGAGCACGGGCACGGCGCCCAGGTCTTCCGCGGGATGCACCGCACGTTCCTCTGGATCCAGGGCACCGAAGGCGTCCAGGTCGCCACCGCGCGGCGTGAAGTCCAGCAGGCCCAAGGCGACTACAAGACGGCGAAGGGGCACCACGGAAGGAGGCTCATCCCCGGCAAGGAGAAGTACAAGCGGCGCGCCGAGATGGATAAGGCGTTCGCTGGATCCGTCACCGCAATGAGCAGGTACAAGGCGGCCCAGCGGGACGCCCGGACGAGGCGTGCGGCCCGCGGCGCGCTCGCCGCCGCAGCCGTCGCAGTGCCCGAGGGCGCTGGGATCTACCTGATCGGTGGCACCGGCGGTGTCATCGCCACCGGATCCGCGCTCCTTGCGTTCGCCCTGATCGGCCGGCGCACGGCCGGCGGCGAGCTCTACCACGACCACGACGTGAAGTTCGGGGACACCCTCAAGCTGACCGACAGCATGCTGAACAAGATCTACCGGGACGCGAAGGTCATCGGCGCTGACGAGGTCGTTGAGCTGCTAACCCCGTGCACGCTGACCGCCGACGGCAAGGCGTGGGAGGTCACGCTCGACCTGCCGTCCGGAACCCCGCTGAAGAAGGCCCTGACGGCAAAGACCGGTGTGGCCAGCGCCCTCGGCGTGAAGGTGCAGCAGCTGCACCAGGCGCCCGGCGACCGCGAGGGCCGCCTGCAGCTGCGGGTCTCACTGCACCTGCCGTTCACCGGCAAGCCCGATCCGGGCCCGCTTCTCGACCTGAACTGCATCAACCTGTGGCGGGCCATCCCCATGGGCGTCAACCTGCGAGGCCAGGAAGTGTCCACGTCCTGGGTCGAGCGGTCCGGCCTGTTCGGCGGAGAGCCTGGCGCGGGCAAGTCCGCCGCCGCGAACGACCTACTGCTCGCCGCAGCCCTCGACCCGACGGTCGCTCTGTACCTGTGCGACGGGAAAGCCGGCGCGGACCTCACCCCGTTCGAGCCGATCGCCGCCATGCACGACACCGACGGCGAACCGGAGCGGCTGCTGGAGATCCTGGAGCACATCTGGACTGTGGAGATCCCGCGGCGCCGCGCCCTCGCGAAGGAGCACGGGTCACGGAAGCTGACCGCGGCCATGGCGGCCAAGGACCCGCGGGTCAACCTGGCAGTGCTCCTCGTCGACGAGTGGTCGTCCTACGGCGCCGCCGCCGACCGTAGGGTTCGCGAGGAGATGGAACGGCTGCTGCGGCTGATCGTGCAGCAGGGCCGGGCGCTCGGCATCATCACCCTCTGCGCCACGCAGAAGCCGGACGCGGACTCGGTGCCGTCCGGGATCCGTGACATCCTCTCCATCCGGTGGGCGATGCGCTGCCTGACCCCGCAGGCCTCGGACACGATCCTCGGCCAGGGATACGCGGCGGCTGGCCACAACGCCCAGGACATCCTCAAGTCGCAGCGCGGTGTCGGCATCTACATGGACGGCGAGGGTGCCGAACCGGAGCTGACCCGCGGCTACTACTACGACGACGACGAAGTTGACCTGATCCTTGGCCGGGCTTTCGAGCTGCGGGCCAAGGCGGGCACGCTGCCCGCTGGTTCGGTGCCGCTGGCCGACCAGCTGCGTGCGGTCGACGATGACGACGCCCGAGTGCTGGCCGTCCTGCTGGACACCTTTGATGCGCACCTGGACGGCGAGGGGGAGCCCGCGGAGTGGCTTCCGGGATCGGTCCTCGTGGACGCCCTGGCTGACGCCGGTACGGCTCTGTCCGCTGACAGCCTGGGCCGGCTGGTCGTTCGCACGGATGACGAGAAGGCGAAGCGCCCGTGGCTGGGGAGCAGGGTGGTCGGCTACCCCCGATCCCGAGTGCTGATAACGGTGCGTGACCGGTTCGGGATGGGTGAATAGCCCAGCCAAACCCCAGGCGGGCCCTGCCCTTTCGCAGGTCAGGGCCCTGGCGGTTCGGCTCCAAAGTCGGGCATCGAGCTTCTGAGCCGGACACTCCCGTCCAGCTCAGGAGAGTAGGCGCCCGGCTTCTGCCTGGCACTGACCTGCACGTTTCTTTGTCGGCCAGGGGTCCGCCCGGCTTCCCGTATCGTCCTAAACCATCACAAACTGATCGCTTCCCGGATTCGTCACTTTACGTAACTCCCCGTCCCGAAGGAGCCCTCTCATGCAGCTGCCCGAGCAGCCCGTCGCCGGGCAGCCCGACCCCACCATCCGCCGCAACGCCGACCAGTTGGTGGCTGCGGTCGACGAAGCCCTCCTCGCCGGCCGGGTCACCTCGTACCGCGACACCACCCCGCTCCCCGCGGTCGGCCCCACCCCGCCCGTTCAGCAGCCCGGCCCGCCCCCGATGTCGCAGTGGGCGATCGACGCGAGCGGGGTCCTGAAGGCCGTGTCCGTGGCGTCCCTGCCGATCGGCGGCGCCCTGTGGATCGTCGGCCAGATCGAGCCGTGGGCCCTCGGCATCATCTTCGGCTCGCCGGCCGTCGCAGCCCTCGCAGTGGCCCGGCTCGTTGCGAAGGTCAAGGACGCCAACCAGACCGCCCAGCCCCTGGTGCAGCACTTCCACGGCACCGTCCACCACGACGAGCGCACCGTCACCAGCACCACCCGCGGCGTCATCGCCAACACCCGCAACCAGCTGCCGAAGTAGCGTGCCCGGCGGGGATTGTCAGGGGTCGCCTCTACGGTCAGCCCATGACCGCCACCATCCAGCCCGCACGCAGAACGCGGCCCCCGCTGCCAGCCTCCCTCGCCCGATTCGCGAGAGAGCTGAGCGGGGGCCGCTGCGCCATGTGCGGAACCATTCGGCAGCCACGCGACGTAGCCCACATCCGTAACTGGCCCACGAACGTGGCCGAATACGGGGGCATCACCGAGGAATGGCTTCGGGGAGAGTTCCACCACCCCGGCAACGTTCTCTACCTCTGCTCCAACAAGAGCGTTACCGCGCCTGGGTGCCACCAGAAGTACGACGACCACCAAACGATCACCATCGACCAGATTCGGGAGCGGCAGGCTGTACTTCACCGAGAAGCCGCGGTCGACGGGCGGATGGAAATGTGGCTCAATGACCACCTCGCCCACCACGCACGGATCCACGGACACGACCTCAACCACGCGTTGTTCTTGATGAGCCACATCCGGGCCGGCGCCCAGGAAACGGGGGAGACCTTCGACCCCTACCTCCTGCCTGAGGCGCCCTGTTCCGCGGTGTGCCGCACCCACTTCTGGATCGACATCGACGGCGGCAGGCTCGACCCGTTCCGCCGCTGCACGTAGCTCACCGCACGGCAAGGCCCCGGACCGTCTGGTCCGGGGCCTTCTGTGTCGCACGGGCGATCCAGCTGCCGCCGAGGGAGTGCGTGGGGCGCAGCGTCACGGTCACGTCCAGGAGCCGGCCGAGCTCGTCCAGGGCGTCCTGGCATTCGCGCTGCGTCGCACCGTGGACCGTGAACCTCGCCATGAGGGCATTCTGCCGGGGGAGTAGGGGCGGCGGGGGTGATCTGCGGAACTAGCCCTGGTCGTGCGGGTAGTCCCTGTGCTCGACGTAAGGGGCGGCGAGGAGCCGCAGCTGGTACTCGGCGGTCTGGCCGGCCTCCCCGCCCGAGCCCAGGTACGGGATCACGGTGTCCTCCAGCAGCGTGAGATGCACCTCCGCCGCGGCAACGGAGAACCTGGCGTGCCGGGCGGCGTCCTCGGGGGCGACACCGAACCGCTCGGGATCCTGGGTGACCGTGCTGCTCGCGAACCGGGCCTTCTCCAGTTCCTCGGCGAACCGGGCCGTGAGGAAGGCCGCCAAGGCGTCGGTCATGAGGAGCTCCCAGCGCTCTGCCGCTCGCGGAGTTCGTCGAGCAGCGACGGGTTGACGATCCGGACGATGGTCTCGATGTCACGGCCCTCAGCGGCAGGCCACAGGATGTCCCGGGCCGCCCGGTACTTCGCAGCCAGCCGGGTTCGCTGCTCCTCGGGCAGCATGACCGACCGGTCGGGGTGGCTGTTGTGTGCGTTGTCCGCGATCTTCAGGCGGACCGCGTCCCGCCCGCGCCTGGTGATGCGGGCGACCTTCTCTTGATAGGGGATGCCCCGCTCGTTCGTGACGGCCACGACGAGAGCGACCACGTAATACGGCACGCCCGCCTTGCGCAGCTGCTCGGCGGTCCAGTCGGTGTCCTCGATGACGTCGTGCAGCAGCCCGGCCATCACCAGGTCGTCACCGAACGGGACCAGGCCGGCGGCCACGGCCCGCACGTGCTCGATGTACGGGACGCCGATCTTGTCGAACTGGTCGGCGTGGGCGCCGAACGCGAACGCATCTACCTCGGCGACGGTCTTCACGCCTGTTCCCCCTCGACCTGCTTGGTGGCTCGCTCCTTGTCGATGCGGTCGGCAATCTTGCGTGCCCACTCGCGACTGTACGGCGTGGAGATGGCGCTAACGCCGCCTCCACGGTCCAGTCGCCGAGCCAGGTATTCGACATCCGACTCTTCCAGGCCGGACGCCCCGGCGATCTCGGCAACCGACAGGCCAGCAAGCGCGGCACGGTTCACCATGACAGCCAAGCGGTCCAGAGCGGTGTGGTGCTCGGTTGTTGCCCGGCGAAGCTGCGTCTCCAGGCGCGGGCCGCGATTCCCCTGGTAGGGAAACACGGCCTCATCTGGTGTTGCCTTGTCGTTGTAGAGCGGGCTCTCAGTCTTGATGGCCGCGCGCTCGGCAGCCATGGCCTCTGTCCGCCCGGGGTGCCATTCGACTGTGGCGCGGCTGACGGAGGACCACCAGAGCTTCTCCCGGGCGTGCTGCTCCCATCGGTTCTGCGGGGCAACGGAGGTGCCGACATACAAGAGCCGCCCGTCCTTGTCGAACAGCCGATACAGGTTTGTGAGCCGACGGGGGTCGATCGAGCCGGTCATGCGGTGCCGCCCCGGCTCTCCCGTGCCTCGCGCGCCGCGTCGACGACCTGCCGGTCGGGTCGTGCCGGGAGTTTGGCTCCGGGTTCCCGGATGTACCAGTCGATGAGCTCGCGAATCACGGCGGCGCGCTCGGTGCCCATGGCTTTGGCGGCGGCGTCGAAGTCGTACCAGGCGTCGCCGATGCGGATCTGGCGCGGCGGGGTCTTGGGCATGTTCGGCGACATGCCCTGACCGTATCCAGGTGTAGCTACCTGCGTCATCTTCTGTCCTCTCGGGTGTAGCTACAGATTCTTGAGCTGAACGGCTTGCGGTGTAGCTACACCCAAGTCTAAGGTGTAGCTACACCCCGAGCAAGGGGCCGAACCACCCGAGGGGGACCCGTGATCGCCAGCAACCGCACCCGCCGCGCCACACTCCGCGCCCGCCAGCTCGCCAGCCGGGCCGCCGCACGCATCCGCCGGCGCGGCACCGGCACCCTCGCCGCACACGCCATGGCCCAGGGGCTCTCCCACCGCGACGCCACATCCGTCGCCGGAACCCTCCGCAAGGTCGCCACCAAGCTCGGCATCCTCGGAACCGCAGGCCGCGCCCACGCCGGCCGCCACATGCGGAACTGCCTCCGCTACACCCGCACCCAGGTCGCGGTCATCGCCGCCAACTACAAGGCCCGCAAGCCCGCCTACAAGACCGTGGCCGCGCGGCTCGCACTCGCCGCCTGACTCTCGGAGCACTCGATGATCGACACCCTCGGCTTCCACACCGACGACGACCTCCACGCCGAGCTCGCCGACCTCGACCGGCGCATCAGTAATCTCGCCGCCCAGATCGACGACGGCTGCTTCCACAGCCTCGAAGCCGGCCGGAACGCCCGCGCCTACCATGCCAGTCTTCTGGGGGCCCGCCCCAAGCTCGCCGCCCGGGTAGCCGAGGCTGACGCCGACACCGACCGGCTCCTTGCCGCGGTCAACGCCGTCGGCGACGCCGTCCTCGGGGTCATCGCCTACGTCGTGTACGGGCCGGCCGTGCTGCCCGTCCCGCCGCTCCACGAGGTCCGCGTTGTCGAGCGCGACGGCGGCTACACCGTCCCCGGGACCGTCCGACGCCGTGTACCGGCCGACCAGGTTGCCGCGGTGGAGCGGGAGCTGCGGACCGCGGTGGCGGCCCCGGGCGGGCACGCCTGGATCTGGGGTCGGACGATCCACGCCTACCGCACCCAGGTCACCGCGTACTGACCACCACTGCCCATCCTGCGGCGGACTTCCCCCGCCCCGTTACCGGAAGGACCCCCGATGATCGACACCCCGATGACCCCGGACTACGAGCAGCGGACCCGGTCTCTGCTCGAAGGCCCCGTAGCTGAGTTGATGGCCAATGGGTACACAGCCGTTCGCCCGCTGCTGGCCGAGGTCGACCGGCTCCGTGGGGAGCTGTCCGACGCGACCGGCCAGGTGGACTTCCTGGAGCGGAACACCCTGCCCGACCTACACCGCCTGATCGAGCACCACAAGGACGGCAAGGCCCGGTGGCGGAAGCGTGCGGAGACCGCCGAGTCTCGTCTGACCGCCGTTGAGCTGCTGGTCGAGGAAGCCCGCGACAAGTGCAACGTCACCGTCGACACCGACCTGCTCCTCGACGCGCTCGGAATGGAGAACTGATGACCGCCGCCGTGACCCGCAGCCAAGACGACATCCTCGCCCGCGCCCAGGCCGCCGACGACATGTTCGGCTTCGCGCAGGAAGTCCTCCTGCCCTACCTGGACTTCGAGCACGCCAAGCCCCTGCTCAACGACGGTGTCGACGCCGACCAGTGGGCCAAGTACGCAAACGACCCGGCCGCAGTACAGGGCAAGGCCCGCGAGTACTACCTCTTCGCCCTCGGGAAGATCGAGGATCGGCGGGGCCTCTCCGCCGAACGGTCCGTGGTCAAGCTGCGGGAGTACGCCTGGCTGATGGGCCGGGATGACGTGATCGCCACCATGGATGCTGCCCGGTACTCGCCCTTCGGGGAGCCGAAGGTGTCCGCGTTCGCCGCCGGCTTCGGCTTCACGCCGGACGGCACCTCGTGACCCCGCCGCCGGCCCCGGCCCCGTTGCCGCCGTGGGAGGACACCGCACGCGAAACCGCCCAGGCTGACGACCGGTACTGGGACGCTCGATACGACCGAGACGAGGAGTGACCCATGTCCACCAACTACTACGCGTTCGGCCCCTTCCCTGGCGGCAACCCCGACGGAGAAGGGCTCCACATCGGGCAGACCGCTGCCGGGTGGCGGTTCCTCTTCCGCGCCCACAACTCCCTGGGCATCACGACGCTCCCCGACTGGGAGCACTTCCTCCGCGCCCCCGACGTCACCATCCGGGACGAGTGCGGCATCGATCTCTCCGTCAATGAAATGGTCGAGACGATGAAGGCGACCACCGGCCGGGAGGGCTACCCGCTTCGGGCCCGGCTTCGCAGCGACGACGACCACCGCTACGTCACCTCCGGCGGATACGCCTTCGACCGCCGCGAATTCTTCTGACCGCCCCTGGGCTGCTGTGTACGGCACGGCAGCCCACAACCCGAAGGAGAGCCCAGATGCCCGATTCCCCCCTGCAAGCCGCGGTGGAGCACTTCGAAGGCCAGTACGTGACCCAGTTCTACGGCCATCAGGTCGCCGCCCGGCTGCGCGCCCTCGCCGCTGAGGGACCCGCTCCTGCCGACCGAGCCATGCTGACCGAGATCGAGCGGCAGCTCCTCGGCTTCGCGCTGGAACTAGCCGAAGAGGAGATCCACGCCCGGGGCCTGGAGATCCCCGACAAGGACCGGGCAGCGCTCACCTCGCTCCGCCGCCTCACCGACGACACCACCACCCAGGAGCCCCCGCGATGACCCAGCCCGGACAGACCGGGACGGCCCTCGCCGAAGCTGACAGTGCGGCCCCACCCGACCTCAACCACATCTACTGCTGCAACCCCGACCTCGCCCTCTGCGGAACCGACGTATCCACCCACCCCATCGTCGGCATCGACGACGCCGACTGTGTTGTCTGCCTCGACCTCGAAGACGACGAATGCGCCGACTGCGGCGAATGAGCACCACCCCCACCCTGGGCCCGTCCTGAACCACCAGGCGGGCCCTGCAACCCGGAGTAGATATGAGCACAGCAGATGAGTCGCCGCGGCGACGCCCCGGCAGATCCCCGCTCACGGAAGCGACCACCCAGTTCGCGCGCATGGTCGGCCGCAACGTTGCGATCCGGCGCCAACACCTAGGCCTAAGCCAAGTACAACTCGCAGCCAAAATCACAGAGGCGGGCTTCCCGATCTCCGAGACCGTCGTGCACTTCTCGGAGATCGGACGAGCCGGCAAACGGCCAGAGAACCAGTACCGCAACCTGTCCGTAGACCAGCTCATGGCCTTCGCCGACTTCTTCGGGTGCAGCCCGCTGGACCTGCTACGGGAAGCTTGCGCCACCTGCCGAGGGGTCCCGCCGAAGGGGTTCACGTGCAACGAGTGCGCGACGGCTGGGAACTAAGGCCGCTGGCAGGTACACACCCCTTCCGAGACTTCTGGGAGGGGTTTCGTGTGACAGGAACGCTCTTAGCCTACGATTCTATGGTGAAGTCGATAGTTTCCCGAAGGATCGTTGGCTAGGAGTCGAGATGGCAGCAGGAGCCGCACCCTACCGAAAGCTCGACCCCGCCCTCCGGGCCGAACGGGCCGCCATCGTCTTCGACCTCCGCCTCCAAGGCCTCAGCTATCGGCAGATCGACATCCTCACCCAAGCGCCCGACGGCCCCACCGGCGGACACCGCATCAGCGCCACCAGCGCCAAAGAACTCCTCTACGAGGAAGTCGAACGGCGCGTCGACCCCAAAGTCGACGCCTGGCGAACTCTCCAACTCGACCGCCTCGACGGGGTACTGCGCGACCACCTCGCCCTCCGCAACGCCAACTGGGACAAGGCGATGGACGGCGAGGAGCGCCCCGCCCTCGCCGTCGACCGCGCCCTAAATGGCGTCACCAAGACCGTCGAAGCGCAGAACAAGCTTCTCGGCCTCGCCACCACAAAGATCGAAGCCCAAGTCGTCGAGGTCACCCAGCAGGACGTCGAGCTCCAGGAAATGATCCGCACCGCCAAGGCCAAAGCCGCCCTCGAAGAGGCCGCCATCATCGAAGAGGGCGGGGCCGGCGAATGACCCGCACCGGCTACTACTACGAGTCCCTCGCCCCGACGTGGCTGCACCACGACAGTGGCTACCGGGCAGCCCTCACCCAGCACATGCGTGACCGCATGGCACTCCAGGGGTTCGAGATCGTCGCCCCCATCCGCATCCGGCAGGTCACCGACGGCGTTCCCGCCCCGGTCGGCATGGTCCTGCTGCGCGTCGACACGGAGGTTGAGGAGTTCGACATCGAGGTTGGCGAGGGCTGAGCGTGACGCCCGCGACGTTCACCCGCGGCTATTTGGCCGGCCTCGACGCCGAGACGTTCGACCTGGATACCTACCTCGCCCAGTTCGACGCCCGCATCCTCGCCGACCCCGAAGGGCGCCGCACCCTCACCCGGCTCGACCCGCTGCTGTTCGCCCTCGTCTACGTCCGCCACCACCTCCGCGACAGCGAAGGGCAGATCACCTTCGGGGACGCCCACCTCGACTGGTGCCGGGCCGCACGCCGCTGGGTCCGGCCCGTCACCGGCCCGTCCGAGGAACGTGACGCCTACATCGCCCCCAGGAACATGGGGAAGTCGACCTGGTGGTTCCTCATCCTGCCGCTCTGGGCGGCAGCCCACGGGCACATCAAGTTCGCCGCCGCTTTCGCCTCCTCCGCAGGCCAGGCCGAAACTCATCTCGCGAGCTTCAAGCGGGAGATCGACACCAACGAACTCCTCCGCCAGGACTTCGCCGACCTGTGCACACCGGCCCGCCGCCCATCCGGAACGAACGTCGCCGACACCCAGAGCATGTTCGTCTCCAAGGCCGGGTTCGTGTTTGCCGGCCGCGGCATCGACAGCTCCAACCTCGGCATGAAGGTGGGGGAGCAGCGACCCGACCTCCTGCTCTGCGACGACATCGAGCCCGACGAGTCCAGCTACAGCGCCGACCAGGCATCCAAACGCCGCACCACCCTCATCGACTCGATCCTGCCCCTCAACGTGTACGCCCGGGTCGTGATCTCCGGGACCGTCACCATGCCCGGCAGCATCGTTCACCAGCTGGTCAAGCACGCCCGCGGCGTCGAGACCGCCGACTGGGTCACCGAGGAGAAGTTCCGGGCCCACTACACCCCACCGATCGTCCAGCGCGGCGATGGGACCAGGCGCAGCGTCTGGCCGGCGAAATGGCCGCTCGCCTACCTCGAATCGATCGAGCACACCCGGTCGTTCGCGAAGAACATGTCAAACGACCCCATGGGTGCTGATGGTGACCTGTGGACCCCCGACGACTTCCGCTACCCCGGAGAGGAGGGGCCCGACCCGGTCACGCACATGATGCTGAGTATCGATCCTGCGGTGACTACGAAGAAGAAGTCTGACTTCACGGCCTTGGGTGTCGTCTCGTGGTCGGCGCGCCACCGGCGTTGCACCGTGCACGACGCGTGGTCGCTGAAGATCCAGCCTGGCCCGCTGCTCCGGAATCGGGTCTTGGCGATCCTGGACGAGTACCCGGAGATCGGCCTGATCCTCGTGGAGATCAACCAGGGCGGGGACACCTGGAAGGCGATCTTGCATGACATGCCGGTGAAGGTGAAGACCGTGCAGCAGGTGGAGAACAAGTTCACCCGGGCCGAAGGCGTCCTGAATCACTACCAGCGGGGCCGGGTGATCCACGCCCGTCGACTGGTCGATCTGGAGCAGCAGATGTGCGCGTTCCCGAAAGCGCCGCACGACGACATGGTCGACGCCGTCGGGTCCGCGGTCCGTCGGTTCATCCCGCCGGCGAAGAAGGCGGCGTCGGCGACGCAGTCCACCTACATGTGATGCCGAAGAATCGTCGGATAATCCGGCGTGCGGGTGAAGCTTCTAATCTCACAGGGCTCGGTTATCCTTTGAATCGAAGGTCAAGGGCTGGAGGTTGCCTTGGATGACAGGTCGAGAGACGATCTGATGCTGGGCATTGAGGAGCTCAACAGCTCCCGCCCCGGCTACGCCAAGGCCCAGGCGTACTACGACGGCGACGTGGAAGAAGTCTTCTCGTCGAGCAGGATCCGCCGCGCGCTCGCCGCGAAGGGCATCGACTTCCGCCTCAACTTCGCCAAGACCCCCGTCACCGCCGTCGTGAAACGACTCAAGATCGCGGCGATCACCAGCCCCGACGACGCGCAGAGCGAAGCCCTCGCCGCCATCTGGCGCGACAACCAGCTCGCCCTCGAAGCCCCCGACCTGCACTCCAAGACCTGCATGTACGGCGACGGCTACCTCATGGTCCTCCCCATCGAGGACGACAAAGGCACCGTCACCGGGGTTGAGATGTACTACAACTCGCCCACCACCGTGCGGGCCATCTACCGCGAGGACCGCCCCCGCGAAGTCGACTTCTACATCAAGCGATGGACCGAACGCGGCTGCGGCCGAGCCGAACTGTTCTACAACGACCGGGTCGAGCGCTGGACCACCAAGAAGGACAGCAAAGGCACCGAACCCGGCGACTGGGAGCCGTGGCTCGTCACCCCGGACGGCGACGAAAGCCCCGACCCCGACTCCTGGCTCATCCCGCACACCTGGAACTGGGAGCAGCACCCCGTCTTCCACTTCCGCAACGCACGCCCCTACGGCCGGCCCGAGCACGCTGACGCCTACGGGGCACAGAACGCCGTCACCAAGCTCACCACCACCCATATGGGCACCGTCGACTACCAGGGCGCACCCCAGCGGTACGCACTCACCGAAGCTGCCACCACCGACACGTCGGACCTGGAGCCCGGCGACTGGGATGACGACGACTGGCCGCCCAACGAACCGAACAGCGGTCCGCGCGACAGCGGCGACGACTCCGCACTCAAGGCCGACCCCGGTGGCATGTGGCTGCTCCGCGGCTTCAAGGGCGTCGGCGAGTTCAAGGCCGCCGACCCCAAGGCGTTCCTCGACCCCGCCGACTGGTACGTCCGGGCCATGGCCCACGTCAGCGACACCCCGTCGCACCACTTCGACATCAGCGGCGACGAGCCCTCCGGTGAATCCCGGCGCCGCAAGGACGCGCCCCTCGTCGACAAGGTCGAAGACCGGCAGAAACTCTTCGGGGCCACCTGGGGCGAAGCGCACGCCTTCGCCCTGCGCCTGCTGGGTTTCAGTGACCCTGTCGTGGACGTCCGATGGAAGCCGGCCGCGATGGTCGAGGACAGTGAGGGCTGGAAGACCGTCAGCGAGAAGATCGCCAACGGTGTGCCCCGTAAGCAGGCGCTGATGGAGACCGGCTACCGGCAGGAGCAGGTCGACGAGTGGCTCGATGGTGTCGACGACGCCGAACTTCAGCGCCGCGTCGATATCCTCGCCAGCCTCGCGGACTCCGCCCAGAAGCTCGGCGCCGCCGCTGCCCTGGAAGTTGTCAGCAAGGAGCAGGTCACCGCGCTCCTCAACGGCGCCCTCTCCGAGGTCGAGCTCCTCGCCGGGGTGCAGGAGGCAACCTGATGGCCACCCCGGAGGAACTCGCCCAGCTCGTGCAGCAGGAACACACCGGCGAAATCAGCGCCCTCGAAGAGGCGGCCATTGCGGCGCTGTTGGCGGGCACGGGCGTGCAGTTCGAGCGGCTGATCCGCAGGACGCTCACCGCCTGGACCGTGGCGTTCGGCAGCCCGGACGCCCTGGCTGCTTCGGGGGCGGCGCTGAACCGGCTGATGGCGTCGGTGCGCTCGGCGGTCCGCCGCATCGTCGGCGACCTCGGGAAGCGTGCCGTAGCAGCCCTGACCGAAGTGCTGCCGTCGATCGCCCAAGCCGCCGCCCGGCAAGGGGCGCAGTTCGTGGTGGCCGCGTCCGGGCGCCCGTTTCGGCAACCGCCCGCAAGAGTCCCCTCCAGTGTGCCGACCAGTGCCGCCGCTATGGCTGACGCCGTGGACGAGCAGGTATCCCGGTCGCTTGCCGCTTTGAAGACCCGCACGGTGCGCCGCTGGTCCGACGTCCTTACTGGCATCGGCATCGCCCGCAGCGCGACATCGGCCGTGGAGCGGCATGTGGCCACCGCGGTTACCGAGGTCGTCAACGACACCTTGCAGATGACGGTGCGCATGGTCGGGGGGATGCGCCTGTGGATCGCGGAAGCGGACGCCTGCGTGACCTGTTCCGCCTACTCCGGACTCCTGGCCGATGCCGGCGCGTCCTTTCCCGGTGGCCTCTCGTGGGACCCCAGCCGGCGGAACGATGGTGCGGACCGCATCGACTTGCCGCCGGTGCACCCGCGGTGCCGTTGCCGTGTCCTGCCGTGGCTGCCTCGCTGGTCCGCCGGTGAAGTTCCCCTGCCGCTGCATCTTCAGAGGCAGGCCCGCAGCAACATTGCCCGCGGTCACGCCAGGCCCAGCGAATCCAGGGCCGCCCGGGTGCGCGCAGCCGCCGAGTTGCTGCGCTCCGGTGTTGACCTGCCCCCAGACGTGCGTGCCGCCGCCCAGCGTGCGGTGCGCAGCAGGCGGTTCGCCGCCGCATGACCCGTGCCCGTGACGGGCACCCGACCCCGCCCCCGTGATGGAGGACACCATGGCCGACCACGACGACACCGACATCGAAGTCGACGGCATCGTCGAAGAGGAGCCCGACGCCGTCGACACCGAAGTCGACGACCTCGTCGAGGACGCCCCCAAGCCCAAGTCGCCCGCCAAGAAGGACGACCCTGTGGGCACCGAGGACGACGACTACGTGCCGCCGTCCCGCGAGGAGTGGGAGAGGGTCCGGCGCACCCTGGCCAAGCGCAAGGAGGAGAAGCTCGCCGTCCAGCGCGACCTGAACTCGCTGCGCGACAAGTACAAGGAGCAGGAGACCGAGACGGAGAGGGCGGTCCGTGAGGCGGAGGAGCGGGCCGAAGCCCGCTACAAGCCGATCGCCGTGAACAAGGCCGTCCGCGCCTCCCTCATCCAGGCCGGTGCCATCGCATCCGTCGAGGGCGACAAGGCAAAGACCGAGGCACGCCTTGCCCGGCTGATGAAGTTCGTGGACATCGGCGAGCTCAGCATCGACGACGACGGTGAAGTCCTCGGCGTCGAGGAGCAGATCGATGCGCTGCGCGCGGACTACCCCGAACTCTTCGACACGACGCCGAGGAAGAGGGCGGCCCGGCCGAGCATCGCCCCGAAGCCGGCGGCGGACGAGACACCGAAGTCGGCGGCGGAGCGGCACGCGGCGAAGGTACTGGGCAAGGCTTGACAATCGAAGGTATATTCATCATCAGATGAATTGATTCGGTGATCGAATCGAAGTGTCGCCCTTGTATGCGAAGGCGCCCGTGATGGGGCCCGAGCCCACCAGCTTCCCCATCACGCCGCCCGCAGGAGGGCTCTCATGGCACGTAACACCGTCGAAGCGTGGATCCCCGAGGAGTACGGCTCCGAGGTTATCCAGCGGATCACCCAGACGTCCGTCGTCGAGGCCGTCGCCAACCGGGTCCCCATGTCGTCCGACACCCGCCACGTCCCCCGCTCCGCCGGGATGGGCGTCGAGGTCGTCGACAAGGGCGGGGCCTACGGCGAGGACGTCTCCAACAACGACGACGTCCTGCTCTATGCCAAGAAGTTCGGCAAGGTGCTCCGCATCGCCGAAGAGGACGTCGACGACTCCCTCGTCAACATCCTCAACGTCAAGATGAAGGACTGGGGGATCTCCTACGCGAAGATCCTCGACAACGCGTCCCTGGCCGTCACCGCGGCCCCGGGCACGGGTGTCCCGTTCCAGTCCCTATACTACCTGCTCAGCCAGACCGACAACAACCTCGGCTACACCGGCAACAGCAACATCACCGTCGCGGGCACCGGCGGCGCGACCTACGCGAACTTCTCCGACACGATCGGCCTCGTCGAAGCGGGCGACTACTACGACCCCGGCACCATGCTGGCCATCGCGCACCCGACGTTCAAGAAGTCCCTCCGCGGCATCCTCGACACCCAGCAGCGCCCCATCTTCATCGAGGGCCTCGCCGGAACCCCGGACACCATCTTCGGTGTTCCGATCAAGTGGTCCCTCGGCGCCCGCACCTCCGCGACCGCCACGTCGGCCCCGACCGGCCGCCCGATCATGGCGTTCGTCTCCACCGACCTCATGCACCTCGGCATCCGGTCCGGCCCCGAGTCCGTGTTCATCGACGGACGCGACGGCACCAGCGCCCTGACCGACGAGTCGCTCCTCAAGATGCGTGCCCGCCGCGGCTTCGTCTACGGCCACCCCGCCGGCGCTTCCATCCTCGTCGGCTGACCTTCCGTGCGATCCCCGTACCGCCCCCATGGCTGGGCGGTACGGGCCACCACAGGAGGTGAGCCATGGCAACCAGCAAGCCCACCACCAGGGCCGCGGCGAAGACGCCCGAGTCCGACGAGGCGAGGCTCCGCGCCAAGGAGTTCCCGGCCGTCGCGGGCGCCCCGGAGACTGAGGTCGACGAGCGGTCCCCGGACGGCTCCGACGGACTCCGGCACATCAAGGAGTTCGTCGTCCTGCGCTCCACGTGGCCGTCCCGCGACGAGGACGAGGCCCACGAGGCGAACGCTGCGGCGGTCGCCAACGAGGCCATCCAGCGCGGCCTCCACCCCCGCGGCGTCGCCCGCTTCGACGGCACCGAGGAACACCCGGACGGCCTGTCACTGACCCTGCGCTACTCGGTGCAGGTCGTGCCGTCGTCCGTCGATCACAACGCCCCGGACACCACCACGCCGCGCGACGTCCTGACCCGCGGCGACGAGGACTGAGATGACGACGGTCTGGGCAACGCCGCAACAGGTCGACGCCACGGGTGTGGCCGTGACCGCGCAGCTGCTTGCCCAGGCGCAGGACGACATCGAGATCTTCTCCGGACGGATCTATGCCGACACCGACCGGATCCGGGCCAGGGACGTGCACTGGCTGGGCGCAGCAGTAGCCCGGCAGGCCGCTTGGCTGACCGAGCAGTACGACGTGGCGACCCGTCTCGACGCCACCGAGACGTCCCAGGACGGGGTCAGTAACAAACTGACTCCGGACGGGGCGGTCCTGGCGCCGATGGCGGGCAAAGCGCTGCGCCGCTGCTCCTGGATGCGGTCCCGCACCGTGCACGTCGGCACCCCGTTCGAGGGCGGCCGGTACGTCACCAACCAGCTGCTGGAGTCGGCGGACGACAGCCAGGTGTGGAGGCCGATGCCATGAGAGCCATCGCCAATACCCGGGTCAGTGTCCTCACCGGCACCAGCGTCGATGAGTGGGGGGACACCGTCGACAACAACACCCCCGCCGTGTCCGGGATCCCCGCATCGCTTGTGGAACGGTCCCGGCTGATCACCACACCTGAGCAGCCGACCCCCCGCGTCATCCGCTACACCGTCGGCCGGCTCCCCGGCCGCACCGCGGTGGGTCCGGAGGACAGGATCCGCGACGACCGCACCGGTGTCATCTACGCCATCACCGCCGTCACCCCGCCCAGTGGGGTCGGCCACCAGCCCGACCTGCGACTCGACCTGAAACGCGTCACCTGAACGACCGGCCGCGCGGGCCACTCCCGGGGAGACCGGGATCCGCACGGCCACCGAACAACCCGAGCCGGAGAGGAGCGGGCATGCAGATCGACCACGCGTCCATCGAGACGCACCTCGGCATCGCCGAGAACGAGCTCCTTGACCACCTCGGTGAACTCATCAAGGCGGATGCCCGCGAGTTCGCACCGAAGAAGACCGGCGGGCTCGCCGCGTCGATCAACCACGAGGTCAACGACCAGGTGCTGCGTGTCGGCTCGAACTTGGACCGGGCCATCTGGATGGAAGAGGGCACGAAGCCTCACGTCATCCGCCCGAAGAACGCCAAGGCCCTGTTCTGGCCCGGAGCCGAGCACCCCTGGGCGCTCGTCAATCACCCCGGCACCCTGGCGCAGCCGTTCCTCCGTCCCGCCCTGTGGACCCGACGGGAGGCGGCGTGATGGCCACCATCCTCAAGCGCGCCACCACCGACCTGGTCGCCATCGCCTGGATCAAAGACCTGGTCGGGGACATCGTCGCCACCACAGTGCCCCGCCTTCCCGAGACCGGCATCCCCACCTGGGCCGAGACCGGGTTCGTCACCGTCCACACGTCGAGCGGCGGCGCCAACATGTACGTCCCCATGCGGATGCCCGTCGTTCTCGTCGACTGCTGGGCGGCCTCACCCAACAGCGTCAAGCCGCCGTGGAACAAGGCGACCGCCCTGGCAGAGGCCATCGTCGCCGGCTGCCTCGACCACCAGAACAACCCCAGGCTCCTCACGCTCCCGGCCGGCTACCCGAACGCCCGGGTGCTGTCCGCGTACACGGTCCAGGAACCCCGCCGCCCCGTCATTCCCGGCGGCGGTGAAGCCTCCGCCGACCTGGGGTCGTGGGCGCGGATCGTACTTGCGCTGCAACTGCACTGGGTGGAGGTCGGCCCATGACCACCACCCGCTGGGCCATCGAAGGCCCGCGCTCCCGCGACCTCCTCACCCATGGCGGCCGGGTCATCGTCCACGGCAACCGCCACGAACTGGAGTGGATCATCGCGGACGCACGGATCGTGCCGTGCCCCCGCAGCATCCCGCCCGAGCAGACCATCGGCCTCAGGTGGCTGCCCCAGTTCGAGGGCGTCACCTGGCCGCTGCGCCGCGAGGAGTGGCGCACGTGAACTTCTCCCTCCACGTCCCCACCCAGCGGCCCATCCGGGTCACGACTCTAGGAGGACCGCCATGGCGGTGGACCCCGACAACTTGATCCAGGGCCCGGCGACGCTGTACCGGGGCGCCTTCGGTGCCGCGGAGCCGGCCGACTCGGCGCTGAACTCGACGCCGGCCGCGTCCGCGTGGTCCGACGTCGGCGGCACGACGGACGGCGTGAAGCTCGTCATCGAGAACACCTACGGGGAGCTGGAGGTCGACCAGATCGTCGACCGTGTCGGCTCCCGGCTGACGAAGCGCAACACCAGCGTCGAGACGAACATGGCGGAGGTCACCCTCGGGAACCTCGCCTACGCCCTGAACGGTGGCACGACGGCGTCGGGTTCGGGCTACCAGACCTACGAGCCGAACGACGCATCGTCAGCAACCCAGCCCGCCTACTCGGCCGTGCTGTTCGACGGGTGGGCCCCTGACCTGGCCCGCCGCCGGGTCATCGTCCGCAAGGTGCTGTCCGTCGACTCCATCGAGCTGGCCTACACGAAGGACAAGATGAGCGTCCTCAAGGTCAAGCTCCAGGCGCACTTCGTGAGCCAGTCGATCCGCACCTACAAGATCATCGACGGCATCGTTCCGTAACCCCTCAAGCGGCCGGGCCCGAAACCTGTGGAGGGAGGCGGGCCCGGCCACCTCCCTCCACCCCTCCACAGAAACGGAACCCACCATGGCCGCCAACCCCCGAACCGCCACGAAGAAGCGCACCACCAAGCCCAAGCCGACCCCCGCAGTCGCCGACGACTTCGAGCCGGTACGCCTCACCTCCAAGCCCGCCGACGTGGACCGCATCGTCCTCTTCTACGTCGACGACGAGGCGTACTCGATCCCCAAGCACGTCGGCCGCAACCACGGACTGCGCTACCTGCGGACCATGCGCCGGCAAGGCGAAGCCCTCGCCGCCCAGGAGCTCCTCGAAGTCCTCATCGGCGAGGACGGCTACACCGCGCTCATGGACTGCGAGGACCTCACCGACGAACAGCTCGACCAGATCATGAACCGGCTCCGCGACATGGCCCTCGGCGAGGTCGAGGACGAGGAGGGAAAAGAGGGCCGACAGGGTCACGCGCGGCGCAAGGCCCCGCAGGGGCACTGACCCGGGCGTCGTGGATCAGGTGGCACCGGGCAGCCGCCGCTCTCCCCTGGATCACCGACCTGACCGACCAGGCCACCTCGCCCCCATGGGGCGAGGGGTGGCGGACACGCAGCAACCAGATCGGCTGGGTCCTCGCCTACGAGCGGGACCTGGACGCCGACTTCCTGGCCCACTACGGCATCGACCTGGAGGAGGACGACATGACCGGACCCCGGTACTTCGCTCTCGCTCAACGCGTGTTCGCGTTCTCCGGCGTCATGGCCGCACGCGCCGCCGAACAGGAAGACGACACCAGCAACACCACAGCCCCGCGTACCGAGCCGCCCCCCGCACCGGAACCCGCACAGGTCCAGTCCGTGGCCGCCCTCGCAGCCCGGTTCCCGGAGGAGATCGAACTGGTGAGAGTGGTGGCCGATGGGTGAGTTCAGGCTGGCCGGCGCCTACGTCGAGGCGCGCATGGACCGCACCAGACTCGACGCCGAGATCGCCAAGCTGGAAAAGAAGGAGATCAGCCTCAAGGTCACAGCAGACCTTGACACCACCGCGGCCGACCAGCGGATCGCCACACTGATCAAGAACCGCCGCATGACCGTCACGATCGACGCGGACACCCGGGTCGCCGCCGACGAAATAGCCAACCTGACCCGCCGCCGACGGGTCGACATAGACCTGCGCCTCAACCAAGGTGCCACCAGCGGCACCCTGACGACACTCACCGCAGACCGGACCATCAAGCTCCTCGTCGAACTGGATGACGCCGACGCCCGCGCACGGCTCGACACCCTCGTCCGCCCGCGGACAGTACGGCTCACCGCCGACGCCGACACCCGCACCGCCGCCGATGACCTCACACTCCTGACCCGCCCTCGCACAGCGCGGATCACTGCCGGCGCCGACACCGCGTCCGCAACTGCACAGATCGCCCTGCTGACCCGCGACCGAACCGTGAACGTCCGCACAAACATGCTGGGCCTGGGGGGCCTCGGGAGCCTGGGCTCCAGCCTGGGAGCCTCCGCCTCCTCGGCCGGGGCCCTGGGCAGCAGTTTCGTGAGACTGGCGTCCGCTGCACTCATGGCCCTGCCAGCCGTGGTCTCCCTGGGGCAGTCGATCGCCCAGATGGGGCCGGCTGCCGCTGTCGCCGCGCCTGCTCTCGGGTCGCTGATCACAATCGGTGCCGCCCTCGGGGTGGGGTTGCACGGGGTCGGTGACGCGTTCAAGTCGGCGTTCGAGTCCGGCGCTTCGAGCGCCCCCGCCGCAGTATCCGCAGCCCGCGCTGTGGAATCCGCGCAGATCAACGTCGCCCGCTCCGCCCGCGCACTCAAGGAAGCTCAGGTCGACGCGGCCCGGCAGATCGCCGACGCACAAAAGCGGGTCCAGGACGCCGCCGAGGATGTGCGCGACGCCGAAGTGCGGGCCGCCGCGGACCGGCGTGCGGCGCTCCAGCGCGTCGCCGACGCCGAACGTGACCTCGCCGACGCACAGGCAGACGCAACCCGGGCGCAGGAAGACCTCAACGAGGCCCGCAAGACCGCCGCTGACCAGCTCGAAGACCTGGCGAACCGCCTGACGTCCGCCGAACTCGACCAGCGTGACGCGGTCATGGACGTAGCCGACGCCGAGAAGGCCCTCAACCTCCTCAAGGCGAAGGGGGCCGCGGCAAACGCCGACGACCTGGCCCGTGCCCAGCTCGCCTACGACAAAGCCGTACAGCGCCTCAAAGAGCAGCAACTGGAGACGAAGAGGCTCCAGGAGGAGAACGCCGCTGCGGCGAAAGCAGGCATCGAGGGCTCCGAAGGGGTCAAGGCAGCGCAGGACCGGCTTGCGGACGCACAGCGGAACGTCGGCGACAAGGCCCGGGGTGTGGGGGAGGCCCAGGCGAATGCCGCAGCGGTCGCCAAGGCTGGTGCCGATTCAGTCCGGGACGCGCAGGAAGCGCTGGCCGCGGCCCAGCAGGGTGTGGCCGATGCGCAGGTAACAGCTGCACGCCAGGTGCAGGGTGCACAAGACGCCCTCGCGGACGCCCAGCGGGCTGTTGCCGCCGCGATGGCGCAGGGCTCGACCGAGGCCACCAAGTTCAACGACGCCATGTCGAAGCTGTCCCCGAACGCCCGCGAGTTCGTCAACGCCGTCCGGGGCATAGCCCCCGCATGGTCAGCCGTCCGCGCGGACGTACAGGACGCACTTTTCCGAGGACTGGGCGACACCCTGACCCGCATGTCGAGCGCCGTCCTGCCTGCGGTGCAGACCGGTCTTGTCGGCATGGCCTCGGTCCTGAACAACATGGCGACAGGGCTCATGAACACCTTCACCGCCCTCGGCAAGGCGGGGACGCTGTCGCAGATGTTCAGCGGCCTGACCGCCGGCGTGCAGCCGTTGGTGCAGGTTCCGGGGCAGATAGCCCAGGCCTTCGTTCAGCTGTCCATCGCCGCGTCACCGGCCTTCACCAGGCTGACGACCGCGGCGGGTGAGGCTGCGACGAGTATCTCCGAGCGGATGTCGGGGGCTTTCGCTTCGGGCCGGATGGAGGAGTCGATCGAGACAGCTGTCGGGGTTGTCCAGCAGTTCGGTGCACTGCTCGGTGACATTTTCGGCACTGTCGGGAACATCCTCAAAGCAGCCGGGGCAGGGGCCGGAGACGTCCTGGGCGGCCTGGGGGCGGTGTTCGAGGAGCTGCGGCGTATCACAGCCATGCCGGAAGTCCAGGCAATGCTGACGACGATCTTCACCGCGCTGAACGACGTTGCTTCGCTGATCGCTACAACTCTCGGAGCTGTCATCCAGGCGGTGCTCCCCCTTCTGGCTGCCCTGGCTCCGACCATCAGTCTCCTCGCGACAGCGCTGGGTCCGGTGCTGGCCCAGCTGGCCGCAGCCCTGGGCCAGGCACTTCTGCCGATCATGACGGCCCTGATGCCCATCGTCGAGTCCGTCGGCACCGCCCTGATTGGCGTGGTGAAGGCGGTCATGCCGCTCCTCGCTCCGGTCGGTGCGCTGATCGCAGCGATCGTCGCCGCAGTCGCCCCGGTCATCCAGGTCGTACTGACGACGTTCGTGTCCCTCGCTGACTCTCTGGCGAAGGCGCTGCTCCCGGTCGTTCAGGCACTGATTCCACTGGTCACGATGATCGGTGGCCTGCTGGCTACTCTGGCGCCGACCTTCGCTCAGATGACCCTGGCCCTGTTCCCGCTGCTGGCGCCGCTGGGCCAGCTGACCGTGTCGTTGCTGACGCTGGCCATGGAAATCTTGACCCCCCTGATTCCGCTGATCACGTGGCTTGCCACGCTGCTGGCCACGAAGTTCACCGAAGCGCTCGGCACGCTGATCCCGGTGCTGACCACGGTCATCCAGTGGATTCAGCTGTTCGTGGACGCGATGACCGCCGGCGTGGAGTGGATCGTCGAGAAGTTCGAGTGGCTCTTTGACGTGCTGGTCGGCCACTCGATCATTCCGGATCTGGTGCGCGCGATCGTCACGTGGTTCACGAGCTTGTGGACCAGCACGAAGAAGATCTTCACTGACCTGAAGGACGGGGTCGTCAAGATCTGGAACGACCTGTGGGCGAAGCTCAGGGAGAAGTGGAACACCTTCTACAGCGGCTTCAAGACGTCCGTCAGCACCGCATGGACGACCCTGAAGACCTCCTTCACCAACCTCAAGACGAGCGTCTCGACCACGTGGAACACCATGTGGAACAACGCCCGCGACAAGGTCACCACGATCTTCAGCTCGATCCGGGGGAAGATCAGCGACTTCAAGAGCAGCATGACGACCAGCTTCACCCTGCTCCGCGACGGTATCGGGAAGATCTGGGACGGCATCAAGTCGAAGCTCGGATCACCCATCAAGTGGGTGGTGGGGAACGTCTACAACGACGGCGTCCGAAAAATGTGGAACACCATCGCCGGGAAGATCAACAGCAAGATTGTGCTTCCCTCGATCGGCCTGAAGTTCGCCAAGGGCGGCATCGTCCCCGGTCAGGGAACCGGTGACACCGTCCCCGCCATGCTCACCCCCAACGAACGCGTCCTGTCCCTCGCCCAAGTCGCCCAGCTCGGCGGGCACCGGGCCATCGACGCCATGCTCGGCAAGGACCGCTCCGAAGGGCGCACCGGCGGCAACCCCGACAACCGTGTCGCACAGGGCATGCAGCACTTCGACAAGGGCGGCATCGTCGGCACCATCTCCAGCATCGGCGGGGCCATCAGCGGCGGCATCGACTGGGCGAAAGACCTCGTCATCGGAGGCCTCAAAGCCGCCGCACAGAAGGCCATCAGCACCTTCGTCCGGCCGCTCATCAACCAGATCCCGGGCGGCTCCTCCTCCTACGGGCGGCTCACCAAGGGAGTGCCGAACAACCTCCTCGACAAGATGCTCGGCTTCCTCGGCAACGAGGACAAGAAAGCCGTCGGCGGGCCCGCCGTGCAGCGCGGCCTGGCCTGGGCCCGCACCCAGCACGGCAAAAAGTATCAATGGGGCGGCAACGGAAACCCGTCGTGGGACTGCTCCGGCCTGGTCTCCGCGATCGAGTCCGTCATCCGCGGCGAGTCCCCGCACCGCAGGTGGGCCACCGGTGCGTTCAGCGGCAACACCGCCCCCAGCGGCTGGGTCCGCAACCTGAACTCGCCCTACCAGATCGGCATCACGAACGCCGGCGTCGGCCACACCGCAGGCACGATCGCAGGCGTCAACGTGGAGTCCCGCGGCGGTGACGGAGTCGTCATCGGCTCCGGCGCCCGCGGTGTGAACAGCTCTATGTGGACCGACCGGTACGGGTACGCGCCCGCCACAAAGTACGACACCGGCGGCCTCCTCCAGCCCGGCCGCACCCTCGTCGACAACCAGACCGGCAAGCCCGAAGCCGTCCTCACCCCCGCCGAGCGGGCCGCGTTCGAGGACATCGTCCGCAACGGCGCCGGAATCACCATCGGCAGCATCCACATCGACGGCACCTTCGACCTGTCCAGTCCGACCAGCCGCAAGGCCGCAGCAGAAGCCATGGTGTCGGAGATGAACGAGGCACTGCGTAACTGGAACAGGAGCCGTCAGCGATGACCGACTGGGGCAGTATCCAGCTCAACCGCACCCTCCTCAGGGAGACGTTCACCGCAGCGGAAACTGGCATCGACCGGGCCCTCGACCTGGACGGCCAGGAGTCCACCCCACCCCTCACCCGAGCCGTCCTGGTCGCCACCCACGACAACATCAACGCCCTCGACAGCGACAGCCCCATCGCCGTCACCTTCACCGACAAGCCCGAACGCAACGGCTACTACCAGGTGAAAACCTGCGGGTCAGCGATCACAGAGGAGCGTGGCGACCGGGTCATCGCCAACTGGAAAGCCGGCCTCGACCGCCTCGGCACCGCCGGAGAAGTCGATCTCCAAAGCCGCCTCACCGGAGCGGTACGCCTCAACGACTTCGGGCTCGCGGGGGAGCGGTGGCACGCCCCGCCCATCGGGCACTACGCCTACTACACGGGCAGCTCCTCGCCCACCAGCATGACCCGCGCAACATCCGACGGCCCCATCACCGTGTACCGGTCGATGCCCCCGGCCGTCTCCCCTCGGTGGGGGTGCGCCCCTGCCGACTACCTGAAGGGCCGGGTGCGGGTCACCGACACGGCGGCCGGCCTGGAGGTCGACGGGACGCAGCGCCCCGTGCCCGCCACCGCGTGGGCACTGTCCAACGGCCTCGTGAACGTCACCCCCACCGCGAGCGCCGGAGTCCTGGATGTGCAGGCGTACACCGGGGGCGGCTGGCGCAGCAAACTGTGGAACGTCACCGTCGCAGGCTCCGCGGTGGCCACCTGGGACGCGGCGACCCTGCTCCGTAACGACCTGGAGCACGTCGTGCTGCGCCTCACCGCCTCCCGCTCCCCGGGGCGGACCACCCTCGACCTGGCGCTGCGCCGCGGCGCCCGCACCGTCGAGGGCTACCTCCAGTCCGGGTCCAGCGCCACGCTCGCCGTGTATCTCCGCACCCTGGAGACGAACACTTCTGCCGCGGCGTCCGGCTACGTCATCGCCACCGGAAACGACGCGGACGGGAACCGGGCGGTCGCCGGATCAGCCCGGACGTTCACTGCGCATGCCAGCGGGGGAGTGTCCAAGGCCGCTGCCACAGGCCTCGACTTCTGGGTCGGCGTGCAAGCAGGCGGCGCCTCACCCGCAGCCGGTGACGCAGTCCTTGACCTGCGGAACCAGTACATCGGGGCCCTGGCCGAGGCAACCTACGCGGTGAGGCGATAACCCAGTGACGATCCAGGAAACTCTGAACGCTCTCGGCCGCTGGGACATCGACCTCAAGCCCACCATCCCCCGCGATGTCCTCGACGCCCTCGCCTACTTCGGACACGTCGCCATCATCCAGGGGCGACTCGACCCCGCCCGGTACGGCGACAACCTCCTCGACGCCGCCCGCTATGTCGGAGTGCTGCGCAGCAACAGCTTCGGTGACGACGCCCGCACCAAAACCCCCAACGACAACGTCAAAATCGGCGGTGTCGGCATGGCCATGTGGCTCGGCGACGAGGACAACAAGGGCGACGTCCTGGAGAACGCCACCACCTTCGCCTCCGGCAGCCTCTTCCCCGATGTTATCCGCGGCCTCCTCCCCACCTCCGGCGCCATCACCGAAGGCACCCTGTACCCGGTCGCCGGGAAAACCTACTCAGGCACCCACCAGTGGCAGTCACCACGGCAGGCCATCCAGTACGTCTGCCAGACCATGTCCACCCCCCTCGTCCCCGTCTCCTGGCGGGTCAACAACGACGGCACTCTCGACGCCGGCCCCGAGTCGAATCTGTTCGTCACGGATCCGCGGTGCGTTGTCATCGCCCGTGGGGCGGGGGAGGACATGGCGCTCACCGCCGTCCCGGGCAGCATGGATCTCGTCGGCGACGTCGAGGACTACACGACTCGCGTGGTGCTCCTCGCCGAAGGGGAAGGCGACTCCACGGCCACGGGCTCAGCAGACATCAACCCCGGGTCCAACCCGTACAAGGACATCCACGGCAACAGCCTCAAGCTCACCCGGCTGGTTTCCGAGTCCGACACCGTCACCGCGAACGCGGCCACTCGCGCCCAGCTGGCCCTCAGCCAGTTCATCGCACCCAAGCAGGATCTCCGTCTGGCGATCCAGGACTACGACATCCACGGAGAGTTCTCCCTCGGCGACTACGTCCACGCCTACGACCCGGACAAGGGCCTCGTTGACACCACCAACGAGATCATCTTCCGGGGGCAGCGCCTCAACCCCATCAAATTGCAGATCACCGAGATCAGCTGGGGTGTCACCGCCGAATACACCGTCGCCTACCGGGCCGCCGACGGAACCTGGTACGACCTCACCGACCACATCGAAACCTCCGAGGCCGGAACCTACGTCACCGTCGGAGACTTCTCCCGGCAGCTGATGAACTCCGGCGCCGAACCGGTCGGGTCACGCCCGAACGCTGACACGACGATCCCCGGCATCCCCACCCTCGTCGAACCGTTCTCCGGCGCCACCTACCTTGACTCCCGCGGCTTCACCCGGGCCCGCGTCATCCTCGCCTGGAACGCCCCGAACAACGTCGACGGGTCCACGATCCTCGACGGCGACCACTACGAGATCCGGTACGCCGTCGACACCGACATGCTGTACCCCGCCACGTGGGCGCAGCTCTCCCAGGTGCGGTGGATGGACCTCCAGTCGTGGGCGCAGCCGTTCGCCGCCCCTGACGGCGACTGGCAGATCGCCTACGCCCCATGGGGCACCAGCACCCACCAGCTCCAAGACCTGTCGACCGGGATCGGATACGACATCCAGATCCGGGCCGTCGACAAGACCGGCAACCGAGGTGCGTGGTCGGGGACGACGACGTTCGTGACGACGTCGGACAACATTCCACCGTCCACGCCGGCCGCCCCGGCGGTGGCCGGGTCCAGGATCGCCTTGCAGGTAACCCATGAGCTCGGCAAGTCGTCAGGCGGCACCTTCAACCTGGAGGCCGACCTCCACCACCTCGAAGTCCACGTCGACTACGAGCCGTACTTCACTCCGTCTCCGAGCACCCTGGAGGCGAAAGTCTCGGCAACCGCGGGAATGATCCAGGCTCAGATCCCTGTGGTCACCACGGTGCAGGTCGAGGAAACCTCCGCCCGGTACGTGCGGGTCGTCGCTGTGGACGTTGCGGGCAACAAGTCGGGGCCGTCGGATGCGGCCACGGCGACCGCGCTCCTCATCGACGATGCGCACATTTCCGACCTGACCGTCTCCAAGGTCACGGCCGGGACCATCACCGCTTCGTGGGTGATGGGCGGCGAGATCAAGACCGCGGACACCGGTGCCCGTGCCCGCATGAGTATCGACGGGTACGAGCTGTACAACGCGGCGGGTACCCGCACATTCTTCGCCGATGCGACCACTGGTGACGTTTCCATCGTCGGCCAGATCAAATCCGGAACCACAGGCCGCCGGCTGGAGATCAATCCGACATCGTCGTACCTGCCGGAAATCCGCTTCTACCCGAACTCCGGAACAGAGTACGGATTCATCAATGCGGTCAGCTCGGGCAGCGATGTGAACCTCGGCATGAACGGCTCCCAGTATGACGGGGGCGGCGGCACCCAGGTCACCAGCAGGGTCTACCTGACAACGAATGCTGCACGCCTCGAAGTCGTCGACGCTTCTTCACAGGACTCTTTCGGTGGTTTCGCGCTCGCCTACCCCAACAACGTGGACGTCGGCTTCAAGAAGAACGGTGTCACCGGCGGGCGGTTCTTCGGGGACCAGAACACCGCACGACTGTACGGAGGACCCGGCGGCAACGGCGGGAACATCTACCTCGACGGCAACCAGGGATTCCTCGCGCACGACATCGGGGCGTCCACGGAGACACGTCTCGCCCTGTTCGGCGGCTACTTCAACCTGACAGGGAAATGGCGAAACTACTCGGCCGCAGCCGCAGACGACGCCATATTCACCGGCTCGGTCGTCGTGGGTACCTCAACATCCATCACCCTTTCCTACGGCCCGACGATGTCATCACAAATGATCCCTGTAGCCACCTGCGTTGCCGGGAACTTCGGCACCAGCACCCCAACGGTGTGGGGGATCTCCTCGTCAGGTGCCACGGGATTCACTGTCGCATGGAACAACTCGCAGGGGATGCGGGTCAATTTCTGGTGCTACCGAGCATAGGGAACCTTCATGGATGAGCGAACCATCACGGAAATCACCGAAGGTGTCATCGGGGAAACCCTGACCTGGCAGGTGCGAATGACTGACGCGGAGGGAAGGGGGCACGTCCACGTCTTCCCCCAGGAAACCCTGGCCTGGAGGGCCGCCGAGTACGGCATCGACCCGGCCGACACCGACACCCTCCTCGACATCATCCTGCACGAACCGTTCCTCCCGGACCTCGCGGTTCCCGCAGCGGCAGCATTGGACCCTGCGGCACGCGCCGGCCTCAACGCCAGCACCCTGGCCTCCAAGGGGAGCGCCGCCGTAGCACCCGTCCAGCTGCACAACGCCCCGTCCACAAGCGTTGCGCGCGAAGCCCATCAGCTCCGGATCGCCGACGTGAAGCGACACACCCGCATCCGCATCCCGGAAGGCAAAGGGAAGAAGGACCCCCGGGGCGAGATCAGGACCAGGGGCGTCGACCCAGGGCGCGTAGCTGAGCTCGCCGAATGCGTTGCCGTCATGAAACGACAGGCCCGCGGCGAGACAGCCCAGCTGACCACGAGAGCCCTGCCACCCGTCGGCATGGCCACAGAGGAGGCCCACAGTGCCTGAGACCCCGACACCCCGCCTCGGACTGCGGCGCCCCCTGAACGACGGCTCCGAGCTCGTCAACGTTCAGACAGACCTCAACCAGAACGCCGACAAGGTCGATCTGGCGGCCGGGTTCCAGCCGGTTACCTCGACAACCCGGCCCAGTGCGCCGTTCTCCGGCGAAGCGATCTTCGAGACGGATACGAGTCGCTCCTACTACTCCAACGGCACCGGCCCCGCATCCGGCTCCTGGGTAGAGGTCCCCAACGCCGCGGGCACGTTCGGGTCGACCCTCAAGCTCGCGGCGTCCGCTCAGCTCGCCATCGGAGCCGACGTCAACCTGTTCCGGAACGCCGCGAACGTCCTCAGGACCAACGACGCGCTGATCGTCGACGGCGCGACCACGCTCAGCGGAGCAGTCACCGCCAGCGCCAACGTCTCCGTCAACGGAGTGCTCACCGCGAAGAACCGCATCGTCGGCACCGTGACCATCACCCCCAGCGGCGCCAACACCCCCACGTCGGCGGTTGTCACCTTCCCGGCAAGTCTTACTGGCAGCACCTTCTACGGCCAGGTCACCGCCGCCGTCAACGTCCCTGGTTCCCAGGTCACCGGAGTCGGCATCACGGGCGAGTCCTCCACCGGCTGCACGGTCTGGGTCACCCGCACCAATACCACCGCTACACCGATTCGCTACGTCGTAGAGGGCTTCTGACCCGGAGGGGGCGTCACCTGTGGCCATCGTTACGCGCAAGTTCGAGTCCGTGCAGTACAACGGCACCAATGGCACCTATATCGCCAATACGTGGCTCACGGACATGCAGCTCATCTCCGACACCGGGAACCTCCTCACCCTCGGTTCCGGCGAGGACCGCTACCCCGTACCGAACGGCTGGTGGGTGGTCCGGGACTCCGGGGCCACCCGGCTGCTCACCTACTGCTCGCCGGCCGAGTATGCCTCGTCCTGGGCACCGGTCATGACCGCCACGGCGGCCTTACTGTCCATGGGGTCCGCTGTTGTCCCGTCGCTCCTGGCCAGTGCAACCGTGGCCGTCGCGGTCCCGCTGTCGCCGGCCATGCCGGATACCGCGTATATGGCCTCAGCGGTGCTCACTGCGAGCGCATCGATCCTCGCGTCGCTGGCCATCACGTCGATCGTCCGGACCTCGGGAACCGTGTTGACCGTGACAGTTCAGAACACGGGGCTGATTACCTTGTCGGGAGCGACCGCGATTGCGACCGCGGTCCGGGTCATGTCGACGTAGTTCTCTCCTCGGCCTGAAGACTGGCGGCTTCGCCCTTGAGTTGCTCGTTCTCGGCTTGTAGTTCCGCCGCTTGGGCTTCGAGGAGGATGTTCGCCTCCAAGAGCTCCCCGCACTTCTTCCGGTAGGCGTTGAGGGCGGCTTCCATGCTGATCTGTCGTGTCATCGGGCACTCCTATCGGATGGCGGCGTCGCCGCGGTCGGGGAGCCCGCTGCTGTTGAGCCCGTGGTGGACCCAGGCCCAGGTGCGGCGGGGGATGTGGACGATGTGGGCGCCGGCGTCACGGCAGCCGATGGTGAAGTGCCAGTCTTCGCCGCCGCGGTGGCCGCCAACGGTGCTGCCCTCGGGTGGGTCGATGAAGCCGACGGCTTGGGCGATGTCGGTGCGGACGAGGGTGGTGATGGTGGTCTGGTGGGGGGCTGCCGGGTTCCAGGGCTTGCCGAAGTGGCCGAGGGGGTCGTTCTCGGGCCAGGGGGTGCCGTCGCGCCGGTGGACCATGTAGTAGCTGAACAGGTAGTCGGCCTTGTGGGCGCGGGCTCCGGCGGCGAGCACCTTGAGGTGTTCGGGGTACATCCAGTCGTCGCTATCGAGGAAGGCGACCCATTCAGTGCTGACCTTCTCCAGGCCGCGTTGCCGTGTGGTGGCTGCTCCGAGCCCTTCCTTGTCGATCTCGATGATGAGGTCGTCGGGGGTAAGGTGCTGCTGCTCCACGGACTTGACCGCGCGGGCTAGCATCCCGTTGCGGACCCTGAACGGGTGGGTGGGGATGACGACGGTGATGCCGGTGATCTTCACGGAAGCCACTCCTGTACGCAGTCCGGGTGATCGGCGAAGCGTTGCGCCAGCAGCCGCAATGTGACGCACGGGCCGCTGACGACCTCAGCCCCCCCAGGAGAACGTTGCAACGCAGATCTCACAGCCCAGGCTCTGCCCGTAGCTGGCGGGCACAAGCGAATGCTCATCAACGATGGCTAGCTTCATCTCAAGGTCGGCGATGAGGGCCGGCGGATCCATTGGTGTTCCATGGAACCTCCGCGACGTAATCCCGGCGGCATTCCAGTGCGCCCGAACCGCCTCAGCGCCTTCCGCGTATCGCGCTCGAAGGAACTCATCCACGGTCATCGGATCGCCCCTTGCGCCCAGGCGTAGGCATCGCCGGGGTTGGCCCGGTACTCGACGTGCACGTCACGGAACAGGCTCTCCAAGGTCTCCCGGAGATCCTTCGGGGACACGTTCTGGTACCACTCCCCGGAGGCCGGGAGAGGGGCACCGGCCACCCCGTGCTCTGGCCGCCCGTCCGAGGCGCAGGTGACGACCAGGAGTTCAGGGCCGCCAGGCTCCAGGGCCTCGGATGCGGTGTGCAGGACGAGGCGCCATGTCGGCAGGTGCTCCAGCACCTCCGTGCAGACCACCAGGTCGAACAGGCCTGCACTCTTGGGCCAGGGGAGGGTGGCGTCGTGGACGATGTCGACGCCCGCGCCGGGCTCGATGTCCGTCCCGGTCCACACGGTGTTGGGCAGGTGGGTGCGGATCGTGCCGTTGATATCCCGGCCACCCAAGTCCAGAACCCTCCACGGATCCGTCCGGCAGATCCCGGCGAGGTCGAGCATGCGGCCGACGGCGTCGTGCGCTTCAGGGTGCATCAGTGCGGTGCCCTTCCCCAACGGGTGATGAACGTTTCCCGGTCCCGCCTGGCCTGCTCCTGGAGCTCCACGCGGGCGTTGGTGGACCCGTTGGGGTCAAGGTGCTGCACAGGGATGCCAGGGACGAGGAGAGAGCCGCCGCGCTCCCGGGCGGTCCAGTCCAAGCTGTCGTCCGAGTACCACCAGGCCATCGACTCGTCGAGCCGCAGCCCGGCTTCGCCGCGCAGCATGTACGCGTAACCCGTGATCCGCTGCCGCAGGTCCACCGGTTCGGCCTTCGTGTGGAGGATCTGCTGCTGGCCACCGAACTGGTCCGGGTAGGCGAGGACCGCCGTGGTGGAGCGCATAGCCGAGGACAGGGCGTCCATCCAGCCTTCGGGGACGATCACATCCGAGTTGAGGATGGCGACATCCCAGGTCTTGGCCAAGCGCATGCGCGCGGTGCTGCTGGCTGCGCTGATACCGAGGTTCCACAGTTGACTGATGTTCGGGGGATCCATTTCGGTGAACGCAGACAGCACTCGGGAGGAGTCGTCTACGTTCGGCGGCCACTGTCCCGGGTCGATGGGTGGCTGGCTGCCGTTGTCGATGATGTACACGGCGTCGACCTGGTCGAGCACCGAGTTCACGCAGTCCCGCACCATGTCGTGCCGGTTACGGGTCGGGATAACGGCCACCCGCCACGGGCGCGTCACTGACCCGCCCAGACAGTCGTGTGCGCGTCGGCAGTCTCGGCCCGCAGCGGCGCGTAGTAGTAGCAGGCCAGCGATCTGCGCAGGTGGTTGCCGACGACGGGCTCGGGATGCCCGTGCCACGATGTCTCCCCGGTCGCGAAGATCACGGTGCGGTTCCAGGCGGGCACCACGGCCACCTCGCGCCGCTCGCCCAGGTGCAGGGTGCCGCCCCACGCCGGATCCCAGTCCCGGCTGAGGAAGACCAGCATGTTGATGCGGCGCTCCAGCGGCAGCGTCGGGTGAACGTTGAAGTCGACGTGGGACGCGAGCCGGCCGCCTTCTCCTGTCTCGTGCATGCCGCCGCCGATATCGTCCGCCGTGAGAGGGCTGATGCCGGTCAGCAGCTCCAGCATCCGGCAGGCTTCGGGGGAGCGGGCCGCGTCGAAGAAGCCCCGGGTCGCCTCCCCCCAGACGCGGGAGTCCCCGGCCTTCTTGCCGCGTTCCTTCTCGTCCGGGTAGGTGATCCACCTGGGGTCGTCGGCGGCAGGGAACTCTGCGTCGATACTGGTGAGCAGGCGGTCGGGCCACATGTTGTCGACGACCAGGTGTGGGAACGGCTCGGCCGCGGCGAACTGGGCGGCCTCCTCGGCACCGAGGGTGGTGAGTTTCATGGAGTGGTGTCTCCTCAGTCGCCGTTGCGGTCATCGATGAAGTACGCGTCGCCGTCCCACGAGACGCTGATGACGTTGTCATCCAGGCCGATCTGCTGACTGCCGTAGGGGTTCAGTGCGACACCGTAGTTCTTGGTGATGTCTGTCATCGCGTCGAGCGCAGCGGCAATCTTCCGCATCTGGGCGCTGGTGAGCTTCATCGGCCCGCTCATCGAGCGGCCTCCGTAGCCGGGAGCCCCAGCCATTCGGGGTGTCGCAGCGTCCACTCCACCGTCCGCCGCAGCGACTCCTCCAGGCTCAGCGGCGCCTGCCACCCCGCGGCGGCGAGCTTGCTGCCGTCGAGTGCGTACCGGAGGTCGTGGCCGGGCCGGCTGGAGTGGAAGTCCACGAGGTCGAGCTTCGGTTCGCCGACGCCCATGAGGTCGGCAAGGAGGTGCACCATCTCGATGTTGTCGACCTCCCGCTCCCCGACGACGTGGAACCGGGACGGACGGTCAAAGTCGCCGTACTGCTGCGGCTTGTGGTTGCGGGCGAGCCACAGCCAGGCGTCAGCCAGGTTCCGGGCGTGGAGGTAGAACCGGCTGCCGGGCCGGCCGTCGGGTGAGACGTGGACGGTGGCCGGCTCGCCGCGGAGGATGGCCCGCATGGTCTTGGGGATGAACTTCTCGGTGTCCTGCTGCTCGCCGAGGATGTTCATCGTATTGGTGATGACGACGGGGACGCCGTAAGTCCTCCAATAGGTGAAGCACACGGCTTCCTGAGCGGCCTTGGAGGCGGAGTAGGGGTTGGAGGGGGCGATGGCGTCCCACTCGCGGTGCTCGTACCCGTCGGGGGCGGGCCCGTAGACCTCGTCGGTGGACATCTGGAGGACGAGGGTCGGCGTGGCGTGGCGGGCGTAGTCGAGGATGTTGGTGATGAGCCGGACGTTGTTCTCTATGAACGGGCCGGGCTGGTCGATGCTGCGGTCGACGTGGGATTCGGAGGCGACGTTGAACAGGTAGTCGACCTGCCCGAATCGGGCGGCGGTGACGGGGTCGATGGGGGCGGTGAGATCGCAGTAGACGACGTCGACGCGGTCCCACCATTCGGGGTTGGTTTCGAGGGCGGAGGCGATGCGCTTGGGGACGCCCTTGTGCCGGAACGTGACGGGCAGGCTGACGGTCCAGTCGGTGTTGGCCATGAGGTGGCGCAGGACGTGACTGCCGACGAACCCGCCGCCGCCGGTGAGGAGTACGTGCTTGGTCATCCGAGGATCGCCTTCTTCCAGAGGGGTGCCCGGTGGCTGATGGTGTGCACGGTGGCCTGTTGTCGGGCGGCGAGGCCTATCTCGTGGCGCATGTCGGGATCGGCGGCGAGAGCCCTTAGGTAGGCCCCCCATTCGTGGTCGCGTCGCACGAGGTAGCCGGTGAGGCCGTCCTGGACGTAGTCCTCGTAGGGGCGGACGGCGGAGGCGACGATGGGGATGCCGAGGGCCCCGGCTTCGATGGCCTTGAGGGCGGACTTGGACTGGTTGAAGACGTGAGGCCTGAGCGGGGCGATCCCGACGTGGTAGTCGATGGTCCGCAGGAACTGGTCGACGCCCGGCACCCACGGGGTGAACCGGGCCTGCTGTCGGGGGGCCCGCATCCACGAGGCGTAGTCGTTGCCGATGACGTGCAGCTCGGTGTCCTGGTTGCGCTTGAGGAACTGGCGCAGCTGGTCGCCGACCTGGTCGAAGTCCATGTTGTGGGTTGCGCTGCCGCCCCAGCCGATGGTGAGGGTGCCGTCTTCGCGTTGCTGCGGCTGGTGGTCGATCAGCCAGTCGGGGACGGCATTGGGCACGATGCGCACGTTGGGGTTCCACTGGCGGACGATGTCGGCCAGCGGTTCGGTTGTGACGGTGACGGCGGCGGCGACTTCGATGTTCCGCTGGAGGTTGGCCCTGATCTCGGGCCGGGCGAAGAACGCGTGCGCGGCGGGGCTGCTGGCGTCGATGTTCCAGAGGTCGTCGTCGATCTCGTAGACCAGCTTCCGGCCCTGGGCGGCGAGGGCCTGCCACATGGCGCTGGGGCCGGGGTTGCAGACCCGCTGTCCGACGATGACCGTGTCTGGGTTGTCGCGGACGGACTGCGGCATGCGGAGCCCGTGGCGGACGGTGTAGCCGAGCCCGGCGAGGCCCTGCATGGGGAGCTGGATGCGGTAGTAGCCACAGCCGCTCTCGTCGGCCTGCCAGCCGAAGACGTCGACGTCAGCCATCGGTGTTCCGTTCCTGGGGCGGGACGAAGGTGAAACCGTCCGACCAGCGGATTCCGCCGCCGTCCGCGTGGGTGCTGGCGTGGCGAAGAGGCATGATGCATCGAATACGCAAGGCGCTCCTGGGAACTTCCGTCTCCGCTGGGCACTGAGGGTCCGCGAGCAGGGTGCTGGCGGCGTCGGGTTCGGGGCAGTCGATGCGGGGACAGGTGACGTAGCCGCCGGAGCCGAGGAAGAGGCGGGTGTTGCCGCAGGCGGGGCAACGGCCCTGGACTGTGCCGTGTTCTGATGCCCGGTTGGCTGGCCGACCCGGCCAAGAGGGGCCGCGCAGGGTCGGTGGAACGTCGGCCATGGGCGTCTTGGGGGCCAGCAGCCTGTCGACCGCCCTACCTATCGCCTCCCCTGTGGCCTGCGAAGGCTCGGCGGCGACGATGAAGACTTCACCGTCGAGCGCCTCTTCGGGCAACCCGCGCTCTTGCTGGATGGCGCGAACGAGGGCCTGCACCTGATGGCGGTAGCTCTCCGCCTCGCGCTCGGCCACCGCCGCGCGGATCTCAGCCTGCCGCAGCTGCTCGTTGACGGGCTCGTCGGTGCCGAGCGCCCAGCGCGCTCGCTCGATCTGGTAGCGCAGCGACTCGTTGTCGGCGCGCAACTGGTCCACCTCGGACAACTCCGGGGGCGGCACGGGGTGGTCTCCGGGGCACGGCACGGTGCGCCCCTCGCTGTCCTTGTGGAGGACGGCGCAACCAACGTCGGGATCACGGTCGCTCATAGGGCGCTCCTGTGCGGGGTGCGGGTGGGTGCGGGTTGCTGTGGCGGGGCCACGGACCCGCACGGCCGAAGCCCCGCCACCGGATCCGAGCCAGGACCCTAACCCAGAGAGTACCTGTTACCTGTGATTCGTAGGTTAAATGCAAGCTTGTGGCTACGATTTGAAGGTAACGGCTTTCGAGGGAGACCCGCATGGCCACACCACTAACCGCCGACCGACTGCTCAAGGCCCTGCGCGACGAAGGCCTCACCGTCATCGAGCACCGGTCGTGGCGCACCAACAACCGCAACCACAAGGGGCCCTGGGGCCCGGTCCACGGCGTGATGATCCACCACACCGTCACGTCCGGCACCGCCAACAGCGTCGAGCTCTGCTACAACGGGCACTCCGCCCTCCCCGGACCCCTCTGCCACGGCGTCATCGACAAGGCCGGAGTCGTCCACCTCGTGGGCAACGGGCGCACCAACCACGCCGGACTCGGCGACGGGGATGTCCTCCGCGCCGTCGCAGCCGAAGCGGCCTCCCTTCCGGTCGACAACGAGGCCAACACCGACGGCAACCGGCACTTCTACGGCTTCGAGTGCGTCAACCTCGGCGACGGGAAGGACCCGTGGCCGGCCGCCCAGCTGCTGGCGATCGAGCGGGCCGCCGCCGCCGTCTGCCGGGCGCACGGCTGGTCGCAGCGGTCGGTGATCGGGCATCTGGAGTGGCAGCCGGGCAAGATCGACCCGCGCGGGTTCACGATGAACTCCATGCGCGACCGGATCGGTGACCGGCTCGACACGAACGCGCCCTCCAAGCCGACGACACCCACCCTGCCCAACCCGCCCAAGGCCCCCGTTGTCGACCTGTCCAAGCTCATCACCGCCGCACGCTCCAACCCGAAGGCGAAGGGCACGCCCGTCACCTACAACGGGGTTCGTATCGTCGAAGCCGCCCTCGTCGACGCCGGGCTCCTCGCCAAGCCGTACTCCGACGGCCACTTCGGCACCACCACCGTCGCCGCCTACTCCCGCTGGCAGAAGTCAAAGGCCGGCGGCGGATACACCGGGAAGGCCGCTGACGGCATCCCGGGCAAGGACTCCCTCACCCGACTCGGCAAGCGCGCCGGGTTCACCGTCACCCCCTGACCACCAGAAACGAGACCCCCGTGAAGATCTTCGGCCGCGAGCCTGCCCTCGTCATCGCCACCGTCTCCGCCGCCCTGTCCCTCCTCGTGAGCTTCCAGTTCGGGCTCGACGCCGAACAGGCCGCTGCGATCGTCGCCGTCATCAGCGCCGTGTTCGCCGCAGCGACCGCAGCCATCACCCGACCCATCGCTCCGTCCGCGTTCACCGGACTCGTCGCCGCCGGAGTCGCGCTCCTCGCCGCCTACGGGCTCAGCGTCTCCGCCGAAACCGTCGGCGCCCTCAACGCCGTCGTCCTCGCCGTCCTCGGCCTCATGACCCGCGGCCAGGTCACCCCGGCCAAGCCGAGCACCCCCGCGGCCGGCTGATGCGGCAGGCGGCCCGGCGGCTCCGACAACGGCTGGGCCGCCGCGGGCAATGGCTCCTCCTCTGGGCACTCGCCTGGATCTTCTGGGGGTACGGCGTCGTCGCCGCCCCCCTCCCCGATGAACGCCCATTCCGGCTCCTCCTCCAGGCCGCCCCCCTCAACTGCTGGGCCTGGGTCTGGATCGGCGCCGGAATCATCTGCGCCGGGTGCTCACTCTTGCGCCCGCCGTGGGACTGGCCCGGCTTCATCGTCGCCCTGCTGCCCCCACTCGGCTGGGCGATGTCGTACTTCGTAGCGGGTGCCGTAGGCGACTACCAGCGCGGCCTGTACGCCGGGCTGCTCTGGCTCACGATCGTCGCCGCCGTCCTCCAATCATCGAGAACGCGAGAGCACTCCGTGCCGCGCAAGAGAAAGACCGGTGCCAGATGAGTGGGAACGCGATCTTCGTAGGGACGGTGGTCACCGCGCTGACGACGGTGGTCTGCGCCATCATCGCCGCCCGCGCCGCCCGGCAAGCCGCCGCCGACGGACGAGAGGCCAGCCGTGTATCGGCTGAGCCGAACCAGCGGACGGCTGACCTAGAGGCGTTTCGTGAAATCCGGTCCGGCCTGGAGGTGCGCCTCGGCGCAGTAGAGGCAAGCGACAGGTCGTTGCGCTCACTGGTGCGAGATTTCGCTCGCTACGTCAGCGAACTCACCGCGCTGATGCGGTTGCAGGACATCGACCCCCCGGCCCCTCCGGAGCGGGTCGAAGAGTACTACCGGACAGGAGTCTGACCGTGTCGTTCCCCGACGGCTTGCCCACCACCCTGGTCAGCTACGAGGCGGCGAACCCGGCCGGCGGCGGCCCGGCACAGGGGACGGTCACCTTCGAACTGACCGTCGACGCCATCTCGCTGACAGACACCGGTCTCGTTTACACAGGCAGCGGCACCTACGGCTTCAACGCCGAGGGGCAGCTCGTCGACGACACAGGAACCCCAGGCGTCCGGCTCATCCCGAACGACCTGCCCTACGCCAACCCGCAGAACTCCCGGTGGCTCGTCACCGACCGCATCGCCGGGGCACCGGTCCGCTCCTACTACATCAGCCTCTCCGTCGACCAGCCCGAAGCCGACCTCGGCAAGATCCAGCAGATGGACGCCGGGCAACCCGAGTACACCGCGGTCATCGGCCCCAAGGGCCTCTCCGCCTACGAGCAGTGGCTGGCCGAAGGCAACACCGGAACCGAGGAGGACTTCCTCGCCAGCCTGGTCGGACCACCCGGCTCCGAGGCGAACGCCCAGGCCTACACGGACACCGCCCTCACCGCGGAGATCGCACGGGCTGACGCAGCCTACGACCCCGCCGGGGCCGCCACCGCAGCCCGCGCTGCCGCTATCAGCGCCGCGGCCAGCGACGCCACCAGCAAGGCCAACTCGGCTCAGGCTGCGGCGATCAGTGCCGCCTCAGCTGATGCCACAGCGAAGGCGAACGCCGCCCAGTCCGCCGCCATCGCTGCCGCAGCAACAGACGCCACCGGCAAGGCCGCCAGCGCGCAAAGCGCGGCGATCAGCGCGGCCAGCAGCGATGCCACCACGAAGGCGGGTAACGCCCAGGCCGCTGCTGTCAGCGCAGCAGCGACCTCCGCGGCAGCTCTATACCTCCCGAGCGCCGTTCAGACCGTCGACGCGTACCTCACAGGCGCCACCCCTTCCTCCCCGCGGTTCTTCGCGCACCGAGGCGGCGGCATGGTCCGGCCCGAACACACGTTGGCCAGCTACCGGGCATCCGCCGCCCAAGGCTTCCCGCTTGAGGTATCCGTCAACGTCGACGCGTCCGGCGAGCTCTGGTGCATCCACGACACGACGATGGACCGCACCACCAACCGCACCGGGAACGTCAACACGTTCACGACAGAGGAGATCAGCCAGCAGACGCTGACCGTCAGCAAACCCCTGCTCGGCGCAGGCTGGACAGAGCAGCCGCTCGTGCCGCTCAGGCAGGTGCTCGACGAGTTCCTCGGCAAGGTCGTCATCTTCCTTGAAGCGAAAGGGAACGACGCGGTCGTCCCCACGCAGACGCTCCTGAGCACCTACTACCCGCACGCCCCACGCAGCGTCATTTGGAAAGCCCACATCGGGACCGCGTCGCTCCCGTGGGCGAAGGACCCGACACGGAACTACCGCACCTGGGTATACCTGGACGACGGCACCGCCGACGCCGCGATCACCCCGAAAGACCAGTACATCGACTACTTCGGGGTCTCCACGACCATGGCCGACGCCAGAGTCACCCAGATCGTCGCCCGGGGCAAGCCGGTCTTCTCCTGGCCCGTCTACCGGCGTAGCCAGGTCGCACGGCTGACCGGGCTTGGCGTCGTCGGCATGATGTCGTCCGACCCTCGGTACGTGTCCACGAACCTGCCGCAGCGCACCGCCAGCCGGTGGGACCTCCAGATCAAGGAGCCTGGTGGCACGCCGCCACTCGACTACGACAGTACCTACGCACTGGCATTCGCCCCGTCCCCGGACGTTGGCTGGGTCAGTATCAACGCCCTGCCGAACCAGTCCTATGGGCTGGGCACCTACTCACCGATCCAGGGCAGCGCCACCGGCTACCGGATCGCGTTCGACATGAAGTACAAGACGCTGCCCGCGGCGACAGTCCACGGCGGCTACTACTTCGGCAAGACCACTGACGACGCCTACCGGTTCAGCCAGTCGAACGCGAGCGGCGGCTATCACATGGTGATGCGGGCATCCGGCGACATGCAGCTGTACCGGCACACCGCAGGGTCGACGACGGGAACCCAGATCGGGTCGACGATCACGACGACGGCGCCGACCGCTGACACGGCGATGAGCTTCCAGATCAACGTCACGCCGACGACAGTCGAACTCCGGCGCACCGACAGCACCGGGTGGACGACCGGAGCTATCGCAGACACCACCTACCGGGGCGGGTACCACGGGCTGTCCAACGGATCGGTCACCGACCTCAACACCCGCCCCTACTGGCGGAACCTCGTCATCACGCAGCTCTGACGAGGCCCCGCCGCTGGTCCAGCTACGGGCAGTCTTCCTCGAACTTCACCGCGGTGAACTCGACCGGCTGCCCGGTCAGCGCGGCACCGGGGGAGGGATCCTGGGCGCACACCTGCCAGTTGGACTCCATCAGCACCATCCGGCCCTGTGCCGCGTCGGTCACCGTGATCGACGTGCCGGAGTCGAGTGCGCCGCGAGCAGCTTTCACTGACTCGCCGGTGAAGTCGGGCATCTTCCCGCCAGCAGCCTCGGGTGCCTTCTCGTCGCTGGCCGGGCACTCCTCCTCCAGCTTCACCGCACCGAAGTCGAGCGTCGTATCGGTCGGGATCATCTTGCCTGGGGCGACGTTCTGAGAGCAGACCTTCCAGTTCCGGTCCAAGGCCTGAAGCCTGTCTCGGCCTGCACTGTCGTGGGACCTCAAGGAGAAGAAGCCTTCTGCTTGGGCGGTGTCCTGGGCGGACTGGAGGCCCATGCCGACGAAGGTCGGCATGGCCTTCTTCTCGGCGGGCTCGTCCTCGGCGGCTGGCGGGGTGGGCGCCTTTGTTGCCGGCTCTGTTGCGGCTGGCGTGTCGGGTGTCGCGTCGGTGGCTGCCGGGTTGCAGCCGACGAGGGCCACGGTGGCGATACATGCGAGCGCGACGGTGAGTGTGCGGGTGTTCAACTCGTCCCCCCTGGGATGGTTCGTGAAGGCTCGACCGTAACGAGCCGTTCACGTGCCAGGGAGCAGGATGTTCCGGTGGTGATGGAGTTGTGACCAAACAGCGGGGGAGAGGTGTCTATTACCAGTGCTCGGGCCGTGGCCGCTCAACGTCATAGGGCACCACCCAAGGCTCGAACCCCGCCTTCTGGCATCGGAAAACCAACTTGATGGGCTTCCATGCCCATTGGGTCTCCCACCTATCAGCTCGGTCCTGCCCCTCTTGCCAGTGCGGTGGACGGGTCTGCTCAATGCTGAAGGGGTGGCCGCGGCCGACGGCCAGAGCGAATGGTTTGACCGTGCGCCCGTTCACGTCTGCCCCGTTCGCTCCGAAGGTGAAGCGGTATGGCCCCCACACCTGGGCGTCGAGTTCTTCTTGGCTCGGACCGCCGGCCAGCCGATCGTCACGTACTGCGTCGTCACTGCTGGTGATGGAGATGCTGACCTCGTCCAGGCTGCCGAGCGGAAGAGGTCCGACTAGCTGTACGTCGAGGGTTGCGCGGCTCCCCTCGGCCCTTTTGATCGTCACCTCGAACATCGGGGTGAGGTCGGCTTGCCATCGCTTTTGCTCGATGCTTGCCACAGCGTCGGCCGTCGCATTCGAGCGGTGAGCGGCTCTCCACGCACCGGCGGCTGCGACGGCGCTCAGGGCTGCGGCAGAGATAGAGGCCACGTCGGACCAAGGGACATCCATGCGCCCGAACCCTAGCTGCGGCCACTGACAACTTGCCAGGGAACGCGCCTGCGCCCCGCTCTCATCCGAGGGCGGGGCGCAGTGCTGCGGGCGGGCTCAGGCGTCGACGAAGGGCGCTGGCCCGATGCCGGAGCAGCCGCTCTCCCGTGGACCGCCGGTGGCCATGAACTCGCTCTCGCGCCCGTTGGGTAGTCGCAGGATGCCAGGTGCCGCGTCCCAGAGGTCGACATCGGCGACCTCCTCGGCCAACGTCACGCTGCCAGCCCAGGTGCTGTTCCGGTCGGACTCACGGTTGTCATCGCGGCTCGGGTCGTAGCGCAGGACGAGGGAGGCAGTGACGGGGACTTCGCTTCCGTCCTCGAAGACGACGGTGGCGGGGCCCACGTAACGGAGGCGTCCGTCTCCAGGGTGGAAGGGGCGGCGAGTTGTCATGGCGGGAGAGTAGTCGGAGCTCGGCCGCGCGGCGGGGGTAGCGCATAACGTCGGCTCAGATGCTCGCGTCGAGCCGTTCGGCGGCGTCGCGGACCGTGACTGTCCATCAATCGATCGATTGCTGGCTACTTGAACAACTGAGGGTCGAAACGGGCATTCTGGCCCGCACGGTTGTCCAAAAAGGGTGTACAGAAAGTCCTGATGTCCATATACAGACCGCCACCCTTTGTTGGACAATGAGGCATGGACCTCGACACCCAAGACCTCCTCGATCCCGTCGGAGGCGGGGGCGCACTCATCGGCTACGCCCGCGTCAGCACCAAGGGTCAGAAGCTCGACCGCCAGATCGCCGCCCTCGAAGCCGCAGGATGCCAACGGACCTTCTCCGACAAGAAGTCCGGAAAGAACACCGAGCGCGAAGAACTCTGGAAGGCCCTCGACTACCTCCGCGAAGGCGACACCCTCGTCGTACCGTCACTCGACCGACTCGGCCGGTCCATCCAAGACCTCATCGCCATCGTCGCCGGACTACGCAAGCGCGGCATCGGCTTCCGCTCCCTGCATGAAGCTCTCGACACCACGACGCCAGGCGGCCGGCTCGTCTTCCACGTCTTCGCAGCGCTCGCCGAGTTCATCCGCGAGCTCATCGTCCAAGGCACCCACGAGGGGCTGGCCGCCGCACGGGCCCGCGGGCAACGACTCGGCAGGCCGCCAGCAATGACGGAGGAACAGATCCGGCACGCCCGCTCCATGCTTGCCGACCCAGAGGCGTCGATCAGCTCAATCGCCAAGCTCCTCGGCGTCAGCCGCACCACCATCTACAAATACGTGCCGGAGCTCCGGGCAGGCCATCGGCCAACAATGGCGGCCACATCGCGTTCAGAGCTGGAGGAGAAGTGACCGTTCATGAGGATGCTGCCCAGCTGCTGCTTGAGGAGCGCCAGGCGGACCCCGACAGCGCATCCATGCTGGCCAAAATGTCCGCATCACTCTACGAGGGCACCTATAACCGCCAACTCGTCGCATGGGTGGGACAGACGCAGCGGAACCCGGCCTACTGGCCGGCGCACCAGGTCGCTGCTCTCATCGATGTTCTCGACGGCCTGGCTGACGGTCGCATCGTCCGTCGGCGCATCGTGATCGGGGAGTCGCCCGGCCCGGACGCGGATCGACTCGAAAACGCGGCACGGCTACGGAACCTCGGTGCCCCGTTCCGCGCCAATCTGGACAGGTCGCAGAACGGGGCCGACAGCGACGGCACACTCTGGTGGGACAAGCCCGTCAACTTCTGGCGCGCGCTCGGCGTCCGCACGCTCCACCAGCAGGGCATCCATGGATCCTTGCATGCACCCTTCGAGGTCCGCCCGTGGCGCGTACCGCTAGAAGTCGGTTACACGCTTCCAAGCCGGACGCTCATGCACCTGGCGGTGGAAGGCGCAGTCGCGCGGTGGGCCTACGAGGACGACGAAGTCTGTCTGCTGCTCGACCTGGCCCGCATCGGGGACCACTGTGGGACTCGGCCATTGCCAGCGGGGATCGAACCTTCCTCCCTCGGGCTGTGAGGCGGGGGAGGGCGGCCCAGACAACGCGCCGACCGTCCGCTACCGTCGAAGCAGGCGCGGGGCCTACAGCGGTCGAGGCATGACCGCAATGAGTCTGGGAGGACTCATGACCATAGGCCGCGTCAACGCCGCCAAGTACCTGTCGCCAACGCTCGACGAGCCACACGAGACTGACTTCGGTGGCAAGGAAGCCCGCCACCGGATGGCCACGGTGCTCGCCGATCACGCATGCCCACCTTCCGGCTACAGCATCAGCTGGCACGACTGCTACCTCAGTGCTGCCCTGCTGTCGCTCACCCATCAGGCGGACCTCCTGACGGAGCGGAACGGTGAGCCGAGTCCCGTTCCCGATCACCTTGTAGGGGAACCGCGAGAGCTGGCCATAGAAGTCGGACTGCATGCTGCTTGGGTCCGGCGCGAGGCGCACCGCAGGGGCCTGCATTGATCTGAGGCAACCGTTTCCGGTCACAACTCTACCGCTGTGGCCGAAACAGGTGCATTGTTGCCCTTGTGAGACCCCTCCTTCCAGGGCGAGGTTTCCACTCTCAGGCCCTGCCCGCGCTCCCCGTCGCGGGTGGGGCCTGCCGCTCCTCCCGGCTCCCCACGGGAGGCTTCGCGGCTGCCCGCGCTCAGGGCTGGGGAAGTTCCCCGGGCCGGATCGACGCGACCGTCACGTCGGTGGCACCGTCGGCTTCGAGCTCGGCCTTCCGGTGTTCGGCGCTGGGTTTGTCGTAGGCGACGGTGGACGCGCGGCGCTTCCCGGTGGCATCGGTCCAGGTGAGGGCGTAGTTCTGCATCGTTTTCGGCATGAGGCCATCATCTCTGCCGGGTCTGACAGTGGTCGGCTGCCGCTCCTGAATCCCCGCAGGAGCGGCGGCGCCGGCTCGGCTAGCGGGTCTCGATGAAGAAACCGTCGGACTTGTTGCAGAACTTGTCTGGGCAGTACCAAGCCACGGTGACTTCCGGATCCAGTTCGGTTGAGTTGCCGACCTTCCGATCGGGACGAGGCCAGCTCTTTCGCTGACAGTCGGGGCATGGGTGGGGGCGCAGCCTGTTGGCCACGGATAGCGGGTATCGCTGCTTCGGCTTGTCCATACCTTCACCGTCGCACGGGTTCGGCTGAACACTCCCCCTGCTCTGCTCCGCTGCTGGTCAGGCCGCTTCGTAGTGGTGTGCCCGTCCGCCGCGCCATTCGACCCAGTCGCCCTGGTCGAGGAGGTCGTCGGCGTCGGGAAGCCCAGCCCGGCGGAGGAATTCGACGACGTCGGCGTCGGTGTGGGCTAGTCCGGCGATCTGCCCTCGGATGGTGACTCGCCGGCCGCCGGTGGGGGAGGGGCGGTGGATGACTATCGGCGCGGCCATACGTCCAGGGTGCGCTTGGCCAGCTGCTACCGCATGCGGGTGACGGTGAGCGTCCCGTGCCTGCCGGAACCGGCGAGCACTTCGACGACGAGGTCGGACTCGACCCGTGTGTACGCCTCCCCTTCAGCCCGTCGTTCCCCGAGCACCTCAGCCGCGGTGAGCGCCTCGGCGATCCTGCCGGCGAGTACGGGGTCGAGCCGCGCGGATAGCCGGGCGGGCCCGCCCTCATCGCCGATGGCGAGTGCGATCCGGTGGGGCCGGCGTCGGGGGCCGAGGTAGCCGACGACGAGCGCGTCTTCAGTGTCGGCGTGCCTCACCTTGGTCCACCCGCGGCGGCCGAGCGGGTAGCCTGCCGTCCCCTTCTTGCAGACAATCCCCTCGATGCCTTGTTCCTGGAGGCCTTCGTACCAGGCGACGGCCACCGCATGGTCGTCGGTGGCGGGTACGGCTTGGATGGGGGGCGGGATGTCGTGGAGCAGGTCGAGGAGCAGCCGGCGCCTCTCGGTGTAGGGGAGTCCGGTGGTCTGCCCGCGGTCGGGGTGCTCCAGCACGTCCCAGACGGCGTAGGACGCGGGGTGCTGTGCGGCGAGTGCCCGTGCCCGGGTGATGGAGGACGCGGCCCGGGACTGGGCTGCGGTGAAGTTCACCTTGCCGTCGCGCCAGATGACGGCTTCCCCGTCGAGCGTGGTCCCGGTCGGCAGGCCCATCCCGGCGACGGCGAGGTCCATCCAGTGGCTGGTGACGACCCTGCCTGACCGGGCGTAGAGGATGACGGTGTCCTCGGTGCGCCGGAGGATCGTCCTGTGACCGTCGAATTTCGGCTCGTACCACCAGCCGGGACCGTGGGGGATGACTGGGACGGCTTGGGCGAGGGCGGGTCGGACGGGGTATTCCACGAGGTCAGGCTGCGTCAGGTTCCGGGTTGGGGCATGCCGAGTGGCCTGTCTGGGCGGCAGATGTCGCACGCTTTGGCCCCGTCGGCGAGCTCGGAGCGGGCCCGTTCGGTGGTGATGGGTTGGAGGGTGCGTCCGGTGGCCCAGCAGTCGCCGCGGTGGATTTCGGGGGTGCCGCCGACGTAGAGGAGGCCCCAGTCGGGGGTGCGTGGTCGGCGGGGTGGGGTGGGCTGAGGTGCGGGGGCTTGGGGCCGTTCTCTTTGTTCGACGTCTTTGATCTGCTGCCGGACGCGTTCGAGGGTGAGGGTGAGCCACGTTTCGAGGGTGCGGAGGCGGTCGAGGTCGGGCGGCAGATCGTACATGCGTTCGAGTCTAAGGGTGGTGAGGTGGGTTGCAACCTCGGAGTCCTGAGCCAAGAAAACTCTTGAGTTTCCAAGCGTTGCCTTGAGTGTGGATTCCCGCTACGGTCTACCCATGAGCAACGAACTCCCCGAACCGAACGGCACCTGCTGGTGTGGTTGCGACGCTGTCCCCGGCTACGGCCGTCGCTTTGCGCCTGGGCACGACAAGACTGCCGAAGCCGCCTACATGGTCGTCTATCACGAGGCTTCCGTGGCTCAACTCCTTCACGACACGGGGCACGCGCCCGGCGGCAAGAAGGGGACCATCCGGGCCGCTGCCCTCAAGAGCGGCTGGAAGCTCTGCCCCCGGGGCTGCGGTTACGCCGGGGCCCCGGCCAGCATCAACAACCACATCAACCGACACCACAAGGAGAACTGACCATGGCTTCCTCGATGTACCGCATGCGTCAGGAGACGATCGAGCAGCTCGGTCCCGAGCCGACAACCCCGGCCGAGCGGCTGGCCCACACGCTCGCCGCACATGCCGACACCGATGGCAGTTGGCTGGTCGTCGAAGCGACCAACAACATCTACGGCGAAGGCGTCCGTACTGGCATCACCCTCGACGACCTGCGGGCCCTGCACGCGCAGATCACCACCACCGAGCAGTGAGGACCACGACCATGAGCGGCATCTACGACGACGGCGCAACCTACGGCCCCAACCCGGACGCTCAGCCCCCGCACGACACCCCGGCCGACCCGATCTACGACGACGGAGCCCAGTACGGGCCCACCGCCAAGGAGAGCTGACCATGAGCGACCGGCTTGAATCCCGGCCGGGAGGCCACCCGCACCTGGACGCGATCCTGGCGCACGGAGAAAGCCCCCGCCACCTCCTGATGGACCACCTGTGCCGCCCGGCCCGCCTCGACCGAGCGCTCACCGAGACCTACGCACGGCAGCTCATCAACGCCGTGATCGCCGAAGCGAACCCCCAGACCGAGCAGTGAGGACCACGACCATGGAGTACATGCCGCCCGTCGGCGGAGCGAAGCAGGATCTCCCCGAGCTGACGGACCACTGTCGCCCGAGCGGCAAGCAGACCTTCGCGGAACACGACTACGCGCCGGAGGGCACGCCACGGTGCCGTAGGTGTGCAACCACCGAGAAGTAGCAGCACAGCGCGACGCCCCGGCAGTGATAGTGCCGGGGCGTCGCCGTGTCAGCGTATCGCCCACCGCGCCCGCGTCTGCCCTGCCACACTGGGCGTGCCCCCGTCGCCACCCCCGTCGACGGGGGCGCCATTTTGCGCAGGTCCGCAATAAGGTCGCTCGCCACGCCGGGCCTGATCGAGCCCGGGTTGTCAGTGCCCGGTCGTAGGCTTGTCACATCAACCCCCAGGGCTCACGGGCCCGCGAACAAGGGGATTGCTCACCGCCCCCGCCTGGCTGCTCCCAGGACGGGGGCGGGGCTGCTTCTGGGGCTACTCGCCGTCCGGCTCCGGGTGCAGCACGGCCTTCTTCGCCGCCTGCTCCAGCTCCAAGCGGCTCTGCTTCGGCTCCTGCTTGGCCTCCTCGACGACGGCCCGCTGGAACGTTTCCGCCGCCTTCATCCACGCTGCCCAGCCCTCCTGCGTGTACGGCTCGGAGGTCGCCACCCGCTCCGCCTCGATAGCAGCACGGCACAGTTTGATCAGGTTCTCACTCGGTTTCGCCACGGCCGGAAGCCTAAACGAGGGGTCTGACGGTAGGCCGTCTGCCAT